AGTTAAGAAATTTATTAACAAATAGATACAAGTGTAAACATGTATATAATTACCATCACTATGCAGAATTAAAACCTACTTGCACTGATTTAAGGAGAGATGGTTTTAAAGTTAAAATCAATAACGGAAAGGTGTTTGTTTTTTGTAAAGAGTGCTATGAAAAGATAAAGAAGGAGACAAAGAAATGAAAGGAAATATATTTGACAAAATAAGGAGAGCTTCTATTAAATATCAAGGGTACATGCTTGATTGTTACGATATAGCCAAAGAAGCGCAGAAGTATATAGATTGGAGCGATGATGTTTCGTGTGAATATTATCCGGCTGATGGGATATGTATAATGATAGAAGAGCATGTTTGTCCTGCTACAATATTTTTTGATTTGGTAGAAGAATCGGAAAACGGTATGATTGACAGGGTAACTTTTATGATAAATTGTATCTGACATGGAAAGATATAGGATTGTGAAAGAAATAAGGTATAGCGGCTGTATTCCGATAGTCGTGTATTGCGTACAAGTAAGAAAAGACAAACGTCTTTCGTCTGAATGGGTGAATGTAAAGGGGTTTGATACCTATAGGAAAGCAAGAGAGTTGTTGTATGTTTTAAACGGTGATTGATATGAAAACAATTAAGATTTCAAATTTACAAGAAGGGGATTTGTTCATATATAAAGGCGTAATGTATGAAATTGTACATAAGGACAAATGGGAAACCTATTGTAAATATGTCAATGATAAAAGCCATTTAGGAGGATGGTTTTCAAGTGAATATCTTTATTGTAAATTTAGTAATTATACAAAAGTAGAGATTTAGATGCTATGAGTAAATATAGATACAGAGAAGTAAAGAACTATATCCACAACGAACTAAAGTTGACTAAAGAGGATATAAAGGAAATTATGGTTCCATTTGTGAAAGAGGAGGTTAAACGTATCTTTCAAAACACATATGGAAACGACGTTGATATAGAGAGGTGGGTTCGTTGTATGGTTTCCAACGAGATACAAAAACATGGTGATTACTCTATGATAAGGAATTTGTGCAGGGAGATAATTAAGGAGGAAATTACCAATAGGTTGTCAATTGATATAAGTCTTAAAAAGAAAGAGGGGTAAAATATGCAGAATGAAATTTCTTGGAACGATAATACTCGTTATGAGATTTATAATCCATATAGTGATATTTCTCCTTTAGAACCGTGTGATGTACCCAAAATGAGAAAATATCGCCTAAAAGATGATAGATGTACAAACAAGCAAATTGCGAAACGCAGGAAGAGGAATAAGAACCGTAAAACACATAGGAAATGAGTAGGTTTGAGAAAGAAATTCTTCCTTTTATAGAAGAGGAAATTATGCGAAAACTCCGTACATACAATGTGTACAGTACAAAGGAGTATGAAGACATACGAAAGGCAGTGAGGTATTCAATCAGATTTTGCAAGAAACATAAAATTGTTCGATGTGAAGATAAAGATTAAATAAATAAAGGAACGAGAAATGAAAAAGTACAAGGTTTTATTTTGTGATATGGACGGGACGTTAATTGAGACAGTAAGCGGTGAGACGTTTCCAAAAGGGATATGGGACATGAAGTTTAAGTTTGATGTTTTGGATGCAATAAAGAATTTGAATCCAAAAGCAATATTTATTGTAACGAATCAAGGAGGGATAGAAAAGGGTTTGTTTCCAGAATCATTTATTTATGCCAAATGCCAGTACGTGAATGATAGTATAATGGATTATTGCGACATTGATACGCGTTTTAAGTATTGCGGAAGCAATGACAGAAGCAACCCAATGAGAAAGCCTAATACTGGAATGCTTGAAGGGCTTTTTAATAAATATAAATCATGGGGTTATGCTTGTAATAAAAATGATTGCTTGATGATTGGTGATGCAAGCGGACTTGAAGGGCAATTTTCGGATAGTGACAAGAAAACTGCCGAGAATTTCGGTATAGACTATATGGATGTCAGCGAGTTCGTAAATGTTTACGGGAAAGGGTGTGATTATGGGATTTAATAGAGGAACAAAGTTAGGCGCAGAAAACAGAAAAGGGCATAGATGGATAAACAACCCCAACAATGCGCATAGAAAGTGTACGAAGTGCGGCTGTATGGTCGATGTGATTTCCTCAAAAGGAGAAAGTATCTATACATACACAGATACTAAAGGTAACAAATCGGCTGAATGCCCTAATTGTATTTGATTATGGAAATAAAGAACGTAGGACAACTTAGAAAAATCATAGAGAACCTTCCCGATGATTTTGAAATCGAGATGCGTGTCAGACGCAAATTGACGGATGAAGAATTGAAAAATTGCAGATACCCTTATCCTTATGATACAGAGTATTTAATTCTTGAATTTGACGATATAGGTGTTACAAACAAAGTGTTGTGCTTGGGTGTAACTTCTAATGGATGAACGGTATGGAAGTAAAGAATGGAATAATAATAGACGGAGTGATGCATGAAGCTGTGAATTATGGTAACGTTAGTTCTTGTAGTGTATGTTCTCTTCGTAAGGAATGTGATGAATTAGAAAATCGTAGTGCTGAGATAATTTGCAGGTTTATTGATTGTAAGTATTTTATCAATCGTGGCAAAGTAACAGACATTAAGATAGATAAGGAGGAATAACAATGGAAAGCGATAAACTTATATTAGATGCTTGTTGTGGCAGTAGAATGTTTTGGTTTGACAAGCATAACCCTTTGGTTTTATTTGTAGACAAGCGTTCAGAAACACTTACAGCTAAGGACAAAGATAGAATCAGAACTATAGATGTAAAACCGGATGTAATAGCCGATTTTACTAATTTGCCGTTTGAGGATAATTCTTTTTATATGGTGGTGTTTGACCCACCGCATCTAAAAACACTTGGTGAAACCTCATGGATGGCTAAGAAATACGGTAAACTGCCAAAAGATTGGAAATCACTTATACACGACGGATTTGCCGAGTGTATGCGCGTCTTGAAACCTAATGGAACGCTCATTTTCAAATGGAACGAAAGTGAGATAAAAGCTTCAGAAGTTTTGTCCGTTATCCCTTTTAAGCCTCTATTTGGACATACCACTGGAAGGCAGAGCAAAACAATATGGATGTGTTTTATGAAGCAAGAACAGGAGGAATGACAATGGAAAATAGAAAGAAATTGGCGATAGCGACTATATGTCGGGCTTATTTGAATATTCACGGCTTTATCACGCCAGCAGAAAACAGAGGAGGAATAAATGATGCACCAGTGTGACTATTGTTGTTGGTATAACGAAAGATACGGGAATTGCGATTGTCCGTATGTAATGAAGAAGTCGGCTTGTGATAAAGCTAAAAAGGAGAAAGAAAGGAGTGAGAAATGAACGTATTGGAACATTATGTAATAGAAATAATAGGGAAACCTTATTATCACGATTACGGAAGCGGAAAATATAGGTGGTGGCTGAAAGTTAAAGCCATTTGTTACGGCACAGAATCGGAAACGACGTTAATGTTTGACAGTGAATCTGATGCGCTGAATGTATGTAAAGGGTATATGTTTTTAGCTTAAAAGAAATTGGGAAATGGAAACAAAACAAGTATTATCAATAGAACAAATGAAGCACTTGCAGGAGCTTGGATTAGATACAAGCGATGCAAGTGTGTACTGGAAAAGGGTATCACATGGAAGCCGTATTAATGATAAATACAAAGGTGTATGGTTTTTGAGTTTACAGAAGGAGTTTCAGACTTGTGGGTTTACGTCGTATGAAATACTTTCTGCTTATACATTAGGAGATATTCTCGATAAGCTGCCAGAATCAGTACAGGTATATGATTTGTACATATTTAAGAAAGTGGGGTTGTGGTGGCTCAAATATGTAGACGTAACGAATAATGGAACCGTTCGTTTAGAAAAAATGCCGAAGTTGATAGATGCCGCCTATTATATGTTGTGTTGGTGCATTCAAAAGGGGTTTGTTAAAACTAATAAGGAGGTTAAAGATGGAAGAAAAGAAAATTGATTGGGAACAGAGGCGTTATGAAATAGCGAAAGCTGCAATGCAAGGATTTTGTAGCAATTCACAGAAACAATTTATAAATGTTGATTCAAGTATAATAGCAAAATTGAGTATTTGTTTCGCTGATGCACTGATAAAGAAATTGAAAGAAGAATAATCATGGAAGCACATGTAATGAAACTTGAAAACAACTGTGTAATTGTTGACGAGGAATATTTTAACGAGATAAAGAAGCAGTTAGAATTTAACCAGGAAAGGATAAACGAGATTGCCGAGGAAAAGTTTTTGGAATACGTCAAAGAAAGCGGTATCAAACTTTCCTACGAAGTGAACGGAATACCTTATATATTTCATCATGACTTGTTGAGTGAATTGAACTATGAGGAAAGAGGATATCCGGAATCCGTGTCAGAAAAGGTGAAGCATGTTATCGCAGACGATATAACCGAGGCTTTGAATGATAAGTTTAAAGGACTGAAAGACGAGGCTTTGAATTATGCGTTAAGCGAGTTTGACAAGCAGAAACACGGTTTGGAGGCTACTGCAAAAATATGGAAACATTTTGCATTAATCTTTATCATTACGACTATTGTTCTAACAATTAGATTATTTATATTGTGAAATGATGTTAAAACAGAGACAATTTAGACATAAGCACTTGCGTATCTCATAACATAATCTTATCTTTGCATTGTGAGATTAAGAGATGAAAAGTCAAACAACAAAAAGATAAAGGTTATGAAAGCAAGATTTTTAGAAAAGTTCATTATGATGGAATTTGTGAAAGGCAATTTAAATTCACAGGAACAAGTCAATGAAATGGTTTCTTTGATACAGAGAAAGTTAGGTGTGTCAGTAGAGAATGCAAGAGAATTTTTAAGAAAAGCGGTTGGGTTGATTTAACAATAACAATTTGTTTTCTTCATATTATAGGGCTATGTTTGTAGCCCTATTTTTAAATCTGAAATAAAATGGCTCAAAAGTTGTCTGCCGGATTCATGGCAGAATTATTCAAGCTTGTGTATATGGATTTGAATATCACCAGGATGGTGGTAAATAATCTGACTTATCAGTTAATACCCAAAGAGTGGCCCGGGTTCAAATTCTTGCTAAAAGAGGCAACAGAAGTATTAAAGGAAAAAGATAAGGTTCCTTCTTTGGGCGTGGTGTCCCAAAAATACGCTGATAGTGATTTTGTGATTGAAGCGATAGATGCTGTGCAGTCAGCCGCCAAAGTAGACAAGGAAATCATTATAGACCAGTTGGAAGCGTACATTAAAGATGTGGAATTCCAGCTACTTTCTAAAAAAGTACATGATTTGTACGAAGAAGGAAAGAAAGAAGATGCTATACGGGTAAATGCGGAAGAGAGCCAAAGAATTTTATCCCTATCATTAAGGCATGAGGCAGGCGGTTTTCAGAAAGTGTTCTCTGATTTTGACAAACGAATGAAGAGGAGACGGGAAGAAGAAGAGGGGGAGGTTCCATCACGCGTAATGTTCGGACTTGATAAGATAGACCAGATTTCAGAAGGCGGTGCCACAATGGAAGATACCGTGTTATGGATAATGCGTTCGGGTGTCGGTAAGTCTACTGTATTGAGATATCACGGTATGCAGGCAGCTTTTGACGGACACCCGGTCTTGCATATACAGTTGGAGGGCGGTGCGCGTGCGTGTCTGGAAAGATACGACCAGTTTTGGACCGGGCAAAAATACGGGAACATCAGAAAAGGTGTCATAGATGACAAGTTAGCCGAGAAAATAGAAAAGGCTTTTGAAAACATGAAATCCTATTCCAAGGACATAGATGTTTATTCTTTTGAAAAATTCGGGCAGGCTACTATGGTGGATATCCGTAACGTGATAGTTTCCTATTACAAGAAAAACGGTTATTATCCGCATGTATTGATATTGGATTCGTTAGACCTTGTGGCAACAGGAACAAATAGAGTTGTAGACAATAACCCTACATTCAAGAAAGAAAAGCTACAGACGTGCGCACAGCTTTTGAAAAACTTATGTGTAGAGTTTAAGATGGTAGGATTCACGGCAGCACAAGCCGGGAATGTGCCGTTGGAAATATGGGATAATGCAGACAAGGTGATAGACAGAAGCTATACGGAAGGAGACAGGACGCTTGTAAAGCCGTTTTCTTTTGTGTTTACCGGGAACCGGACAAGGGAGGAAAAGAAACAAAACAAGATGCGTATCTATATGGATAAGGTACGCGATTACGATACAGTAAAAGATACCTTTCCTATTGTGACGGATTACGGAAGGGGACGTTTTTGCGATAAGGCGTTGACAGCCGAATATTACGGAGGCGATAAGGGTTTCACATCTTCTACTTCTGACAAGAAAAAGAGGAAAAAGAAGGAAGGAGACAATGAAATGCAAAATGATGTTAAAACAGAGATGATTTAGACATACTCACTTGCTTATGTCATAACATAATCTTATCTTTGTAGTGTCTTCTTAAGGGAGACAAGAAAAAGAAGTCAAACAAATAAAGATAAGGTTATGTATAAGACAACTTTCATTTCATCAGAAAAATTTAACACAAGATGTTTAGGGTTGATAAAAACGAAGTAATATCCGAACTGAATTTGTCCGTGTTTGGGGCAAAGGGGTTCATGCAAGACCGGAACAAGGAATGCCCTTTTTGTAATAAAAAGGGGAAATGGGGAATAAAGTTTAATGATGCTGGAAATAACGGTGCGTTCCATTGTTTCAAATGCGGCATGAAGACCACCTTAAAAAAGTTCCTGGAGAAGATAGGAAGGAAGGACCTTATAAAGCAGGATTACGAAAACACCGTAAAAATGCAGAAATTAACACCTCTAATAGATGATGAAGAAGAGGAAACAACAGAGGAAATCAAGGAATGCACCCTTCCTAAAAAACTGGAATATATAGAAAAGGATGAATATTTGGATAAGAGGGGATTTGTGAAAAGATATTATGAAGAATTTCGCCCGGCAGAAACAAAATTCTTTCTTGAAAGAAAGCTACACGATAAGTTTATATTCCAGTTTACCATGAACGGTAAGTTAGCCGCATGGCTGGCACGTTCAAAGAAAAGCAAGGATTGGCACGAAGAAAACCTTCAAAGGTTTAAGGAGGGTAAAGAAAAGCTTGTATTGAGGTACGAAAATTCGCGAGACGGATTCTCCCATGTGATAGGAGGGTATGACAATATAACGGACGAGACGGACACGGTTATAATCGTGGAAGGGATGTTTGACTATATATCGGTTGACACGAAATTGCATCTTTATGAATCACCGGATATAAAGTGCGTGTTTACGTTTGGTAACAATATGGGGCTAAGCCAGATAAGGCTATTGAGGGACAAACCAGGCATAAGGAACGTGATTTTGATGTACGACCCCGACAAGCCGGAAATGATTAAGACGGTATCAATGACCTTGCAAAGGTACTTCAATGTACAGATTGCCGAACTGGAAGACAAGAAGAAAGACCCTGGGGATGCGACACAAGAAGAACTCCTATGGGCGCTTGACAATATGACAGAACCGATTAATTATTATACAAGACATTTATAGTGTTGATTTTTTGCCATTTATCCTAATTTTTGTTAGATTTGAAGTCAAAAATAAGGACATGGAAAAATCACGGAAAATCAGTCTGGAGCAGTTTGTAATTAACTTGCAATTGGAGTATTTGAGTTGTAAATTACGCTCGATAGTTTACAATCGTATAGAAAGTGTCGAGCTTGTGAAGATATATAAGGACATAGCGGAGAAGAAGAAAGCAAAGATTCTGAACTTGAAACAAAGGTTCCGTCTTGGTACGATGTTTGACAGTGACAAGGCGTTTTCAGATTTTTACTTGAAGGAATTTTTGCAGGAATACGGGTTGCCGAACTTGCAATATTCGGAGAAAACGAAAAAGTCGGTTATGTTCTGGGACAGGTTCCACCTATTGAAACCAGGCACTATAGTGATATACAAGGGAAGGGAATATAAGGTGAAGATAAACCATCCGAATGACGATAATGTGGTAATATGGGTTAATAACATACCGGAACAGATACCCTATACTTATTTCAAAATGAGATGGTTAGAAGAAATTGATATGAAAGATTTAAAATAATTGGAGATAATATTTGTTTATCTCAAAATTTAATTCTTACTTTGTATCACAATTAAAAACAAAAGATATGAATTATTTCGAGTATGAAGAAAAGGCGGCTACTACAGCTTGCTATAATGAAAAAATGGCTTTGTCTTATGTAACACTTGGTTTGTGTTCGGAGATGGGAGAAACCTACGAGAAAATCAATAACGAGGCAGAAACGGAAGAAATCTCTAAAGAAATCGGGGATATGTTCTGGTATCTTGCCATGATTCGTAAAGAATGCAATCTTGACATTGAAGGTTGGGATTGGAAAGAAGCTTTGACAAATGCGGAAGGTGCAGGCGTGTTTGATTTGCCCGTGGAAGTCGGAAAGATTGCAGACCAGGTTAAAAAGTGGTTGCGTGACGATTGGAAAGAAGCCGAGCAGAATGTATTCCCGGAAGCAAGAAAGAAAGCTGTTTTGGAAGCCTGGAAAAACGCCTGGAAGGTAATAAACAGCATGATTAACCGCGTAGGGCTTGATACGGAAAAGATTGCCGAGCAGAATATAGAAAAACTGTTTTCGCGTAAACAACGTGACAAAATTCATGGAGCAGGAGACAACAGATGAGAAATTATGATAAAATATTAATGACCGGGGCGCAGGGTACGGGGAAAACAACCCTATTGAAAGCCTTACAGAATGAACCGGAATTCGACAACTGGAAGTTTTACACGAATGTTGTCAGAACGATGGTTGAGGAGGAAGAAATAACCATCAATAAGGAGGGTACTTCTGAATCACAAAAGAAAATATTCGACAAATACACCCAAATAATGGAAGATGCTATGAAACAACCTTCCATTAGTGACAGATGTATTATTGATGTGAATGCCTACACTTCATGGCTTTTTGATAATTGCAGCCCGAAAGACCCGGAATATAATAACCTGGCAGAAGAAGACTTTAAGGAGAAACGACAGATTGTAAAGCGAAAATATGAATTCCCTTTACTTGTCTATCTTCCTATCACATTCAGATTGCAAGGTGATGAGGTCCGTTCGGAAGATGAAGAATACCAGAAAGAAATAGACCGGAAAATAAAGCAGATTGTCGATAATTACGGAATACCCTACATTTCTGTTTCCGGTTCAACGGAAGAACGAGTACAGCAGATTAAAGATGCCGTATTCGGGAAAAAGGAGGACTGATGTATGGAATTTTCTTTGTTGACTTTAAGAAATGTTGGTCGGAAGCTTGGAATACAGAATGTTTCCGGATTCAGAAAGGAAGACCTTTTGCAACAAGTTGTTGAAAGACTGGAAGCAAAGGGAAAGACGCTTGAAGAATATGCAAAGGAGGTATCTGTAAACACCCAAAAAGGGCATGTAAAGAAAAAGTTCAATCTTTCACCTAAAGGAGAAAACCCGTACAAGAAAGGGAGTATATCATATAAGGTATGGGAAGAACTTGCAAAGAATGACGGTCGGTCATTCAGCCGGATTGCAAAAGAGCTGGGAACGCATTACAACGTTGTTTCCGTTTGCTGTAGAAACCATTTTGACAAATCATAAACTTGCCGTTTTTTATTAGATTTGATTTTTCACAGGGAGTGTAAGTAAATACGCTTCACTCCCTTTTTATACCCTAAAAATATGGATGAACTGTATAAAGATTTAATCAAATATTTGGAGGATAACTTTCTGTCTTTCAATGCTTTGGATAATTATATTATAGAGATTGACGGGCAAACATTCGAGTTGTTTGAACCTTTCCAATGGGACAAAGAGGATAACGGAATTTTCTTTGACGATTCGTTCCAGTGGGTAGGAGACATAACGGAATGCGACAACTATGTCTTCCGGTTCGGTGATGTATGGTATTACCTTAAAAAGGGAGACGAGAATAAAGTAAAACTTAACCGATTGCAGTATATCGGAAAGGCAAATTTGTTTGACGAAAGTCTGAGGTTTGACACCTATATAGGCATACACGGAAATTTCGAGTTGATGAACGGAATACACTCTTATTCTGATTGGGTGGAAAAGGCAAAATTTTTAGGAATTAAGGCGCTTGGAATATGCGAAAAAAATACGCTTGCATCCGCGTTTAAATTTCAGAATGCGTGCCTCAAAAACGATATAAGACCTATATTTGGAATGGAGGTTTCAGTATACAATGAGCAGAAGGACGTGCGATATACGGTAAAGCTGATAGTCAAGGACAAGGAGGGGTGGAATAACCTACTGAAAATAAATAAGATTCTGAATGTCGACGAAAAAGGATTTATTACGGAAAAGGAATTGCAGGAAATGAAAGAAGGATGTTTCCTGCTACTGGACCCGAAAACATGTATGTTTGAAAATCTCCCTATATTTTCAAGAAAATGGAATGATACCTATTACCAGCTTGACACGGTGGAATACAAGAAGAATGACAGGGATAAAAAATATCTTGATAATCTGAAAAAGTTCGTAGGCGTGTATAAGCCCGTGGCGGTATGCGATGCCTGGTATTTGGAAAGACGGTATGCTCCTATAAGGGAAAAACTTAACAGACTGGCAAAGGTTGTGAATTATGAAAGCGACAACCAGTACATGAAGAATTACCAGGAATATTATGAAGAGCTTTCAAGGCTGGTGCCGGACGAGGATAAGTTTTTCGAGTTGTTTGAAGAAGCTTTGGTAAGCCTTAATTACATATCGGTAAACTGTAACTATTTGTTGGAGACACAAGTAAGGCACGCACCCAAATATGTAATGACGGAAGAGGAGAAAAAGAAATACGCCTCTAACACAGAAATGTTTGAATCGCTTGTATTTGACGGACTGGCAGAACACCCGGAAATACTGGAAAAGTACAGTGAAGAAGAACTGACAGAAAGACTGAACACGGAAATATCTATCATTGAGGAAGGTGATGTAGTGGACTATTTTCTGATGCTGAGGGACATTATCAGATGGGGAAGGGATAATGATATATTGGTCGGATTGGGGCGTGGAAGTAGCGCTGGAAGCCTGGTATCCTATTTATTGGGGATTGTCAATGTGAATCCTTTGGAATATGAACTTTTGTTTAGCCGATTTCTGACGAAAGGTCGTTTAATTAGACACGAAGAGGAAGAGATAGTGACGATAAACGGAGAAAGGGAAATATCCGGAAGCGACTTTATAAAGATTGTCCGGAATGGTGAGGAAATGATAATCAGAGCCAAAGAGTTAAAAGAAGGTGACGAATTGATAAACTAATAATAACATGATAGTAAAAATTATTGAAATAAAGCGTCGGGCAAAGACCGTATTAGGCTCTATGCCCGATATAGATACCGACTTTCCCGGCAGAAGACGGGACGAAATAAAAGCCTATATGGAAGAACGGTTCGGAAAGGAGCAGGTTTGTTCGCTTGGCACCTATACTACCTTCCAGCTAAAAGAGGCGATATCCGATATGGCGCGTGCAGATGGCATACCAGTACAGTTATACAGATGGTTTACCGCTTGTATCGGGGACGACAAGGAAAAGACTGTAGAAGAGTTTTTCAAGACGGTATGTGGGAAAGAGGACCTAAAGAAGTTTGTCAAGGAACATACAGAAACGTTTAATGATATGATGGTAATTCTTGGTTCGCCTAAAAGCCAGTCAGTGCATGCGTGCGGAACCGTAGTATTGCCGGACGGGAAAACATCCTATGAGTGGATGCCCGTACATACACAAAAAGGGCTTGTGGTTACAGACTGGGAAGGTTCAGAAGTGGAAGAGGCAGGCTTCTTAAAGGAAGACGTTTTGGGGATTATCCAGTTGGATAAGTTCGAGGAAATGTTACGCTTGATAAAGGAAAATCACGGAATAGACGTTGACATATACAGCTTGCCTTTGGACGATAAACAGGTATTCGAGTATGCAGGCAAAGGATGGTTGGGCGATGTTTTCCAGCTTGGTTCAGCCGGATTGTCCGGGTATTGCGTAAAGATGAAACCGGAAAACATAAACGAATTGTCTGCATGTGTAGCCCTCTATAGACCCGGACCTATGGAAAATAATTTTCACAACGAGTACATTTTGCGGAAGAACGGGGAAAAGGATTGGACGGAAGAAATGCCTATAGGTGGTGAAGAAGTGGTGAAGAAAGACTTTGGGCTACTTGTCTATCAAGAAAGTATTATGTTGTTAGCCCAAAAACTTGCAGGATTTGATTCTGAAACAACAGACCTTTTGCGTAAATGTTTGGGAAAGAAGGATTTAAAGAAGATAAAACTTTATAAGGACAAGTTTATTACTAATTATGCAAAAAATTTTGCTTCTAAAGGGGTGACAAAGGAATATGCAGAAAACCTTTGGAATCAGATGGAAGAATTTGCAAAATATTCGTTCAATAAATCCCATTCGGTATGCTATGGTATGACCGCTTATATATGCTTATGGCTTAAAGTACATTATCCTATTGAGTATTGGAGTGCTACATTTTCATTTGCAAAGGATGAAAAGATACCCTATTATGTAAATGAAATACAGCAGTCCGGTGAGATAAAGATACACCCGGTAGACATCAACAAGTCAGATGTAAATATCGTGTCCGATTACCGGACAAGCAGCATGTACTGGGCATTCAATGCAGTAAAGCAATGCGGAGAAAGGGCGCAGGAATATATATCGGAAGAGAAAAAGAAGAATGGTCCGTTTTTCTCCTTGGAGGAATTTATAGACCGATGTGTGATTAAAGGCAGTCCGGTAAATAAATCTGTCATTGAGAACTTGATATTTGCAGGCGCATTTGACGAATTAGAGAATATCCAGGAACCGAAAGACCGTTTGTCCCTTATTGAGATGTATCGAGAAAATAAACGGGTCAAAGTATTGGAGGATAAGGATTTACTTACCAATATTATGAAAGTCCGCAAAGAACGCAATAATTGGTGGTGGCTGTTGCAGCAAAAAAGAACGTCCGGTTTTGCATTTTTTGATTATTACGATTTGGTAAATGAATATCATATGCCTAAATTAGACGACGAAACGGAATTCCAGGATGTGTCGCAGATAAAATTTTGGGACATTAATTCAAAGAAAACCCGTCGTGCCGTGATAGGCGGTTATGTGATTGAGATAATAGAGAGGAAAAGCAAGAAGGGCATATTTGCCACTATAGTATTGGAAAGTAATTATGAGTTTATAAATGTAACTATTTTCCCAGAGTTGTTTGAAGAATACGGAGAGTTTTTAAGGGGTAGTAAAAAGAACATTTTGTTGGTTAACGGTGTGATTGTGTGGGATAAGTTCAGAGGAGAATATATTTTGCAGGCGAATGTTAATTCATTGTTTACAGTATTGACGTAAAGATATTTTGATATGAAAATTATGGTAGAAATCGGTACCAAGACCGTTGTTTTGGTATCACCGGACAAGGACGAAGAAATAGAACTTGACGATGTTACGACAATCAATTACTCGAACCTCTATGGAGAGGCGGTAACGGTATCTGGATTGCTTAACAAGGTCGGTCTAATGAAAGTTGAATATGAGAAGAAAGCGAAGGAAGAGAAACTGTTTTGTGATGTGTTTGCAGCTAATTTGAGGAAGAAATTAAGGCGAGAAGCGGCTACGAATGGAGGAAGAATAACGATTGATGGAGAATCTTTTAAGCTGACTGAAAAAGGATTGGAGGACGCTATATTACTCAATGAACAGTATCAGAAAAATCTGATGAATCTTATTGAGATAGAATCGAAGCGAGACAAGTTAGACACCCTATTTTGGGCAGTACAAAGCAAGGACAAGAAACTTAACAATTTGTTGCCAAAGATTGTACCGCAAGACTTTGAAAAAGAGCTTATTGAAGGAAAAATAAATACTTTTAAGATAGTGAAAACCGATTATTAATTTTTAAAAATTTTGTGTTATGGCTTTTGACAGAAGTAAGTACAAGAAAGCGAGTGTAGAATCAATTGATGAAACAGTAGGAAAAGCAGCCGCAACAATGGGCGGTGGTTTTGGACAAGGCGGCAGAGCCTCATTTTTTAATCTGAACGAAGACGGAAGATATGTATTGCGCGTATTGCCGTCGTTGACAGGGAAACCCTATATGCCGAGAAAGACGGTTAAACTGCCTATTGAGTGTGCGGTATATGACAAGGACGGGAAAGACACCGGGAAGAAGGAAATCAGACAAAGAGATGTCTTTACTTCTGATATCCACAGCAACCGGATGAATGGAGAAGATGCAGTGCTGACCTATATCAGCCACGTGTATAACCTGGCAAATGATATCCAGGACAAGGAAGAGCGCGCAAAATTCCTCTATCCCATCAGCGGTTACCGCAACAAGCAAAAACAATGGATATGGGGCATGAAAGCCATGCTTAACTATGTGGCTTATGTATGGGCCGAAAATGACGTGTACCGTCTTGATTTGCGCCCGGATTGGTGGAAGAAAATGAAGAACATTTCTATGGAGCGCGCAGGCGGTTCTGACGATGGTATTATTAATCTTGACATCTTTTCTGACCCGGACGAAGGTTATCCGTTGATTGTCAATGTCACCACGGACGAAAACAAAAAGAAAAATTTTGACATTACTTGTGGTATGCCGGATGCTAATAAGCGCCAGACTTGGGACGATTTCTTTGCTAAAAACCGTGTATCAGACGAAGTGTTCGGTATCATGGAAGAATTGCCTACCCTGGATGATATGTATGTAGATGTCTTTTCACGTAAAGACTGGGATATGCAGTTGGAAGGATTGGAAAGAATCGACGAGGAACAATCATACGGTATTTTCCAAGACGACGTATTCTTGAACAAACTCGAAGAACTTGACAAATTGGTTCCGGAAGAGGATGAAATCAAGGAAAAGAAAGCTCCTAAAAAAGCCCCCGAGACAAAGAAGGTGAAAACGGAGGAACCGAAAGAAGAGCCAACAAAGACGGAAAAGAAAGCAGGCGGTTATCCTACATTGACGAACCTCAAAAAGGAACTCCGTGCCTACATTGCCGATAACTACGAAGATAAGGAATTACCGGAAGAGTTGACTGTAGCAGAACTCCGTAAATGGTACGACATTGCACAGGAAGGTGGCGAACTGCCTTTTGAGGATTACGAAGAGCCGGAAGACGAAGAAAAAGGAACAGAAGAGACGAAACCGGAAGATACGGCAGTTGAAGAAAGGGAAGCATCAGCAAGCGTTCCTAACTCTATTGCATCACGGTTGAGAAACTTGAAAGCAAGAACTTCAAAATAAATCATACAAGGAAGGGTAATTTCTACCCTTCCATTATTCCTATTATTATGAAAAATCTTTACAGAATAATTCTCATTTCGGGAATGATAATATTACTCGTATTGTTATTTCTATCTATCAAGAAGGCAAGGGAAAACGAAAGGTTGATATATGAAGTAGAATTCTATACTGATTCTTTGAACCGATACACAAAAATTTATAATTCTGAAAGCTTTTCTAAACTGAAGAAAGAAAACAAAGAATTGTACAATCAATTGAAGGAAAAGGAAGCACTTGTAGAGGCAGTGGAATTTGAATGGAAATACAAGTATGAAGGACTGGAAAAGCAGGTTTCCGAATTAAGAAAAACGGACAGCCTCTATACATTCAAGGAAGAAACCGATACGGTGGGATATGACTTGCAGGTATGGGCTACACACCTGGCAAAGTATAAGATTAACTTTAATATAACCAACAAGTTTTTATTGACAAATCAGCGTATAGGGGACAGTAACCGTATGGAGATAACTTCCCAATTGCCCGGAAAGATAGGCGATGTCACAATGTGGACGAAACCGGAGAAAAAGAAAAGATTCGGTTTAGGGTTGTCCGTAGGTGCCGGATATGGAGTATTCAATAAAGATTTTGATGTGTTTGTAGGATTAAGTGGAACATATTTAATTTGGTAATTATGTTTGTACAGATAAATAACAAAAGGATAAAGATTACTTCTATCAGTAGATACAATGATGAGGGGTATTCACAGTCAACCAAGAAGTTCAGAATAGCTTTAAAAATTTCCAATGTCTGGGAAAGCTTCTATTTTGACAAGGAAGTAGAGAAAGATAATGTTTTGAAAAATCTTGACAATACATTAAAGGTGACAGCGCTATGACCGGGAAAATGATAATAAGTACAGACTGGCACTTGAAGACGTCCAATATCGAAGAAATAACGGAATTGCAAAGGCAGGAATTGAACGTAGCGGAAGACAACGGTATAACCGACCATGTGTGGCTTGGTGACATATTCGATTCCCGTATATCACAGAGGCAGGACGTCTTAAATGCTTTTTCCTCTATACTTGATATGTACGCGAGGATGGGACACACAGTATATTGCATTCCAGGAAATCACGATAAGAGCGATTATAGTTCAGACAGGTCGTTTCTGGATGCGTTTAAATATCATAAAGGGTTTAAGTTGATAACTGACTTGGACGCTTTCGAGATAGGCGGTGTAATATGCTATTTTATGCCGTTTTTCGACAATGCGATATGGTTAAAAGGGATGGGTGATGTGCTGAAAGAAAAGAATCATAAGACGCATGTATTATTTACTCATATTGCTTTTCAAGGAAGCAGGAATAATGATGGTAGCGAGGTGGAAAGCGATATAAAACCTTCTCTGTTTAAAAACTTCGGTATGGTTTTTTCCGGACATTATCATGATTTCCAAGAAATAGGGAAAAATATTGTACACCTTGGAAGCATCACGCAGAACAACTTCGGAGAAGACGAAAAGAAGGGGTTTTGGTTGTTGGACGATGATTTGACATATGCACTTATTCCGTCAAAAGGAAAACGGTACAGAAAAGTCACCGTGAATCTGGAAAACACGACTTTCAAGCAAGCGGATAAGATTGTAAAAGATTTTCAGAAGAAAAACAAGGAAGATTTTATTCGTGTTGAATTCGTGGGCACAAAAGATGCAATTTCCTCTATCGACAAGGAAGAATATAGAAAACTTGGTGTGGACGTGAAAGTTAAGTCCGTAGAACTGGAAACGGAAGAGGTGGAGACAGCAGAAGAAATCAAAGCTTTGTCCGGTTCTGATATTGCAGACAAATTTAAGGAATTTTGTAAACAAAATGATTATTCCTATAGTGAAGGTATGGAAATTTTGAGGGAGGTATTATAATGGGACTGGAAGAATTATTTGGAAGAATAGAGAAACGTTTCGGAAAGGAAGCGGTAGTAGGCAACGATATAAAGGTAGACACTGTGTCTTCCGGCAGCATGGCATTAGATGAAATATTGGGAGGCGGTTTTGCGCTTGGAAGAATACACGAAATATATGGTGGATTTTCCAGTGGCAAAAGCTCTGCGGCATTGCATCTAAGTGCATCCGTACAGAAAACGCTTGGGAAAGCGGTAGGGTATGTAGATACGGAACAAGCACTTGACCTGGAATACGCAAAAGCGCTTGGAGTTGATTTAAGCCGCGACAAGTGGATAATGTCTCAGCCGGATAGTGCGGAACAGGCGCTTGAAATCGTGCGTGAGATGCTGGAGGTGCCGGAAATCGGATTGGTAGTGCTTGATTCGGTTGCTGGATTGGTGCCGGAAGCTGTTTTGCAGGGTGAGGCAGGAGATGCAAAGATAGCGCTTGTTGCACGCCTTATGTCACAGCAGTTAAGCATCCTAAAAAATGTATGTAAGAAAAACGGAAACATTCTCCTATGTATCAATCAGACAAGGCAGAAAATCGGAGGTATGGGATTCGGTCCTACGACAACCACACCAGGAGGTGAAGCCCTTAAATTCTATGCCACACAAAGAGCGGAATTTGCCCGTATAGGCACGGAAAAGACCGATGGAGTGGCAACAGCTAATAAGACACAAATAAAGGTTGTAAAGAATAAGATTGCACCTCCTTTCCGTGTGTGCCAGGTAATGTTAGAGTACGGTGTAGGATTCGACACGGTACAGGAGCTTATAGATATGTCTATAAGGGAGGGGATTTGTTCTAAAAAGGGCGCTTGGTTTTACTATGGCGAGACACGGTTAGGACAAGGAATGGATAACGCTAAAAAAGCGTTGTCGGATAAGGATTTGTTTAATGAAATTAAAAATAAATTGACAGATAAATTATGTACCCCGAAAGATTGATATTAAGAAATTTTTTGTCATTTGAAGAACTTGACTACACCTTTACAAAAGAAACTTTGGGTGTGACTGGGGAGAACCGGACAGAAGAAGACCAGCTAACAAATGGAGTGGGCAAATCTACAATCGCACAAGGCTTGTTCTACGCGATATATGGCGTTAATCTAAGAGGAAAGGAAGACAAAAAACTGATACGTAAAGGTACGAAAGAAGCCTATACTAAAGTTGAAATATTTTGTCAAAAACGGAAAGAAACACTGATAATTGAGCGTACAATTCCGTTGAAAAGTTCTTCCAAGGTATCTTTGACCTTAAAGAAAGATGATACGGAGACACCCGTAACAGTAGCTACAGTGTTGGACGCGAATAAATACGTGATTAATTGGATTGAGATTACACCGGAAGACGCCAAGTCCTACTATATCGTAACAAAGGGTAATTATTCGTCTTTCTTTCGTTCTTCCAATACCGAAAAACTTGCCTTAATAAGCCGCTTTGTCAATTTCTCCAATATTGACAAAACAAAAGGTGTGATTTCTGAAAAGGTTGGAATATTGGAACAAGAATTGCACAAAGAAGAATGTTTGAAAAATGTCGCAGAAGGCAAGAAACAAGCTTATGAGGAACAGATTCAGCAAGTGTTGAACGAAGACCCGGAAGAAAAGAAAAAGGGTGTAATAGGCGAAATTCAGTCCGAAATATATTCTTTACAAATTCTTAATGAAGACCTTGTAAAGACACGCATTCCCAAAGCGGAAAAGAATATCGAAGGTGTAGACAAGGATATTGAAGGGCTTGTAAAGCTGAAAGAAGAAGTGAACAAGGAGCTTGAAAGCTTCGATATGGATGTTTACAAGGACACCTATAAGGAGATAGACACGGAAATAGCCGGATTGAAGAAAGACAAATCGAACAAGGAGGAAAGGCGTAAAGATTACGCATTGAAATTAGCTGATTATGAGAAGAAATTACAGAAGGTTGAAGTATTGCTTTCTGGCGTCATTGTGTGCCCTAACTGCAATCATAAGTTTTTTATGGATGCTGACAAGGATTTTGAAGAATTGGAGGCTGACAAAGAGGCTTATAAAACAGCCATTGACAAGAATACGGTAAAAAAGAATGAATATGAAGCCTCTATAAATGAACTGGAGGACCTTATCTCTCAATACCAGGATGTACGGAAAGAGACGGAAGAGGAAGAACGTAAATTGCGTGTCCGTCGTGGAAAGGTGGTTGATAAGATGATGGAGGTTGAGGACCGTATAAGGGAATTTGAACGCGAGAAGAAAGGATATGAAAGCTCCATTGTGAAGATGCGTTCAGAGGTTGAAACAAATCGTTCCCTTATTGAATCAAAGACCGGGTATATAGAGGAATTGAAAAAGCAGAAAACGGAAAGACTCTCTATCAAAGACCAGGAAAAGGCGGTAGAAAAACTTTCCAAGGACATAGAAGAAGGTAACAAAAAAATTCTTGACAAGAAAAATGAGATTTTCAAGGTACAGCAGTGGGACAGCCGTTTCAAGGATTTTAAAATGTTCCTGGCGATGGAGCAGATAAAGAATATTCAGAGTGCGGCCAACGACGTGCTGAAGAAAATGAAAAGTGATTTACGTCTGATGATTGAAGGTTTCAAACGGAACGCGAACGGAACGTTGAAAGAGGAGATAACTCCCTACGTTTTCCGTGATGAGATGGAAAGCTTTTTCTTTTATTCGGGTGGTGAACAAGCACGTGTAGAGGTAGCTCTTATCATTGCGATACAAAGCATGATTAACGCGACGAAACAGTATGGAGGCATGGACTTTTTATTACTGGACGAGGTGCTGGAAAGTAGCGATTCTCTGGGGATAGAAAACATAATTTCCTCTACGGAATTTTTGAAACAGTCTATATTGATTGTTACCCATGTGCCGAAACTCAATGACGAGATAAAACAACTGAAAGTAATCAAAGAAAACGGAATATCAAGATTGGAGGTGTAACATGAAAGTATTTATGGGATTTGACCCTGGAACAAAGGGGTTTGTTTCGATGATTGCGGAAGATGGGTCCTTTATCAAGGCTGAACCTATTTTCCGGGACATTAAGGTAGTGGATATGATAGAGACGGCAAACAGGCTGCTTGCTTTTGTCGAAGGGTATGAAGTCCGGCATGTTGTGATAGAGGATGTACATGCGCTGTATGGGTCTTCTGCAAAAGGAACGTTTACATTCGGTTATAATTCATGCGTACCGGAATTTTTTTGTGCAATTGCCGGATTGCCATACACGAAGATACCGCCTAAAAAATGGCAGTCGGACATGCACAAGGGTATAAAGATGGTAACAAAAAACGATGGTACCAAGACAGTAAAGGACGTAAAGAAAATGAGTATCGTGGCTGCACACCGTATTTTCCCGGATGTGAGCCTAAAACGGTCCAGCAGGAGCCTAAAGGACGACGATAACTTTGCTGATTCTTTGTTGATGGCTGAATATGGACGTAGACATTTTAAATGATAATAGATATGATATACTGGAAATGCGAAAACAAGGAATGTACGGAATTCGGGAAGGAAATCATAGAGACGCGCCCGATGTTTAAATATACTAATAATGGAACCGTACCTATTAACATACCTTATTGTAAGGTATGCGGAAAACAGATGGGGTATCGTGAGGAATTGCCGGAAAGCGAAGGCGATATAAACGTGGCGTTCGCTTCTTTCGGTTCCCAATCCAACGAAAACAAAGCCTCTATCCTCAAAGACAGATACAAGAAAGGTCTTGAAAAAGACGGTATTAGCGAGGTTATCAAGGCTAAAAGGGATAAAATGACTAAGGACTTTTTCGGTGGGTGATATGTTAATTATATGTTAAAAGCACATAAGCAGTTGCGTATCTCATAACATAATCTTATCTTTGCATTGTGAGATTAAGAGATAAGAAGTCAAACAACAAAAAGATAAGGTTATGAAATCACTTGAAGAACTTAAGAATAGCATTTACGAGAAGATAAACGAAATTAGAAATTTTAGCAACGATGATTCAAAGTTGTTTAATGAAGAAGGCGGTTACAATTACGAAGAATTGAGCGCCTTTCTCGAAAGAAACAAGAAAAAGAACTATATGAAAGCCGCTTGCATGAGGATGATTAAAAATTATCTCGATAGGTTGTATGACGGATGGAAATTCTACGAGAAAGACTATTTGGTTTATGTGAATGACTTTAAAAGATTTGGATAATGAATGAATTAGTAGAAAATATATGGACACTTGTAGCTCTCACGGGCTACAAGTTCATAACGGTAAACTTTTTGGGAACCTATAAGGTTTTTATGGTGGAAAACTTTGCCACAAAGACAAGGGACAACCCATTTAATGAAGTGCGCGGAGCGGTGGATATAACAGAAGACGTTAAGCACCTTACTTTCCAATTGTCCGAAATGAACCCTATCGGAATAGATGCCCGGTTACAGGGAAGACCGAGAAAGGATTTTAAGTTCGGAAGTGACGATTACATTTACTTTATTGCTAACAAGAAAAACGAGTTTTAGTTATGGCAAGCGAAAGATTAACAATTAGTGAAAAAGATAGGATTGCAAAAAGCATAATCAAGCCTATTATAGAGCAGTCAAGAAAAGAATTTGAAAATGTTAAAGGGAACAAATGTGACGATATAGAGAAATTGCGTGCAGAACTTTCAAAACTATAAGAATATGGTAAAGTCGAATTTAGACCCTAAAGTATTGGAGGGAAAGATAAGAGAATATAACAACGCCTATCGTAGAGGCGAACCGGAAATAACGGATGCGGAATTTGACGCGCTTGTAGAACAATTGCATGAGGTCAACCCAGATGCGGATTGGTTCAAGAAAGGGGTTAATGACGAGGTTTCGGGAAGAAAAGAAACCCTTCCTATCCCCATGTACAGCCTGGAAAAGGTAAAAACTTATGACGAGATTGTAAGGTGGGTAAAGTCATGTGGACTGAAAAATGAAGACCGACTGATTATCACTCCTAAATTTGATGGAATTTCCTTATGCGTGGACGAATATAACAAGAAGGCGTGGACGCGCGGAAATGGCGAGGTAGGACAGAATTGTACTTCTCATTTTGAACAGATGATTAACCACGGATTTAAGGACGTGAAAAGGACAGAAGGATATTATACTTTCGGAGAAGCCATTTTCCGTAATTCCACTTTCTTGACATTAAAGAAGCGGACAAATTACAAGTCAGCGAGAAATGCGGTAGCAGGTCTTGTCAATTCTCCTACTGTATCTCCGAATATGAGGGATGTGCAGTATATAAGGTATGGATATTCTAACGAGGATTGGGACAAGGTAAGCATGATTGCCTTTATGAATGACAATTCATCTGTAAAAGTCCGTTATGTTGAAACGTTCGTAGAATCAATCATTCATAGCGAAAAGATGTTTAATGAATATATGGACAATATTTTCAAGGGCATAACGAATGATTACAAGTGCGACGGTCTTGTTATAGACGTGGATAGCGCAAAAATAAGAAAAGAGCTTGGAAGATTGCCGAACGGCAACCCACGTTATGCAATTGCCTACAAGAACCCGGATTGGTCGGAAAGAGAGGAAACAGAGATAGAAAATGTAAGATGGCAGATTTCAAAGGACGGCAGATTATCCCCGGTAATCGACATTACACCCGTTGAATTGTGCGGAGCTACGGTTTCCAAATGTACAGCATATAATGCCCGTTATGTAAAGGATAATTTTATTATGCCAGGTTCACGTGTCATTATTTGCCGTTCTGGTGATGTGATACCGAAACATATATTTACCGTGTCTTGGCCTACTTTAAAAAGTTGTTTGCCCGACAAGTGTCCCATTTGTGGGAAACCTTTGGAGATGGACAGAAACAATGTGGACTTGATTTGTTTCAACAAAAATTGTGACGGTGTAATGCTTGCCAAATGTGTATATTTTTTCAATACTTTGGGTTTTGAAGAGTTCGGAGAACCGACAATAAAGAAGCTATTCAATGCCGGGTACAAGACACCGGACAGCATTCTCCTATTATCGGAAGAAGACCTTAAGAAGATTGAAGGCATAGGAAATGTAGGTGCAAAGGTACTGTCAAGACAGTTTGAAAACTTAAAAAAGAAAGGTACGAACTTTGCAAAATTATTGACAGCCTATAATAAATTTGGGGGTGTAATAGCCGAAAAGACATGCCAAAAAATTCTTGACGGATTAAAGTTATATACTTGTAAAGATGTAGCTGATTTTGCAAAAGAATGTGATGAAAGTTGGGCGGCTGACATTGAAGACAAAGTTGAAGGTGTCGGATTTAATACAGCTTTAGCATTTGTTTTAGGTATTGAAGATTGGTGGGTGAACGATGATGATTCCGCACATATCCCTATAACTTATTACGGACTGGAAGAAAAGTCTTTTGAGGGACAAATGACGGTCGTATTTACCGGATTTCGTTCGCCCGATACGGAAAAGAAATTAACGGACATGGGGCATAAGATAGGTTCTTCTGTAAGCAAGAAAACAACATGCCTGGTGGTGAAGGAAAAAGGATTGGGAACCATCAAGGAAAAGAAAGCGGAACAATACGGAATACCCGTTTTCACGTTTGAGGAATTTAAGGAAAAATTCAATGTTTGATTGAGTTTCTTTTGTTTGTTTGACATAGTGGGAGAGGCTGGTTTGAGAAAATAAGCCTCTTATTTTTGTAAATTTTTTAGTAATGAGATATTGGTATAGAGATAAGGACTACGTTTATATTGGCTTTAATTATAACGCCAATTTTGTAAATAAAATGAAACGTGATTTCGGAGCCAAATATAACCCGGCTTTGAAAGAGTGGTATTTTGAACCTTCTTTAGAAAAATCTCAAATGTTAAAATATTTCTTGGAGGGTAACGGATTCAAGAACGAAAAACCGGAAAGACAGATAGAAATCCCCCTAAAGGAAATCAAGCCCCTTGTAAATGAAAAGGAGTTGAAAGAAATGTTCGATTACCTGGGATTGCCGCTACATCTAAGGGATTATCAGATAGAGGGCGTGTCCTATATGGTTAATCATGGCAATTGCCTTAACGGTTGCGGTCCGGGCGTAGGGAAAACAAGACAGTCCATAGCACTGGCAGAATTGCTTAACCTATTCCCCTGCATTGTGGTTTGTCCGGCAACGGTAAAACAAAGCTGGGTCAACGAATGGAAGCTGTGCAACCCTAACAGAACGGTACATGTGATTGATTCAAAGGACGAGACCAACACGGACTGGAAAGCGGATGTTACGGTAATAAATTATGACTATCTTTTCAAACGTAGTGCAAAGGAAGAAGGTAAGAAAGAAGTAAAACTTCGTTACAGCCGTTCCCTTACCAAGAAATGGGAGTTAGCGGTAATCGATGAAATACACCTATGTAAGAACCCGAAATCTATACGCTCTAAATGTGTGCAGAAAATCGTGGAGAATGCAGAAAAAACAATAGGATTAAGCGGTACGGCAATTATGAACAGACCCCAGGAGCTTATCAATATATTACGAATTCTTGGAAGATTTAAAGAGATATTCCCGGATTCGTTATATTATTTCTACAGATATTGCGCTGCAAAGAAAACGCGGTTTGGACTTGTATGTACCGGGGCTTCGTGTACGATGGAACTGAACAAGGTAATAAAGCATTACTGTTATTTCCGGAAAGAATTGCGCGACGTGGTGAACGAATTGCCGCCTATAATCAAACAGACGGTGAATGTGCCGATAACCAATAAAAAGGAGTATCGGAAGGCAGAAAAGGATTTTATCGAATGGCTGGCTAATATTGACATAGAGGCGGCAGAACGTGCCATACGTGCGGAGCAGCTTGTAAGGTTGTCCGGATTGAAAAAGCTGTCTATAAATGGGAAAATAAAGTTCATTGTCCAGTTTTTGAAGGAATGGAGCGAAGCGAACGAGGACGAGAAAATGATAGTATTTGGTATCACGACCGACATACTGGAAAGGCTTGGAAAGGAGTTCAAGAACAGTGAGGTAGTGACCGGGAAATACAGCACGGAAGAAAAGATGCGAAAGGTTGAGACATGGAAGAAAGAAAAGACCTTCCTATTTGCCAACATTGCATCATTATCTACGGGTATAGACGGTTTGCAGAAACATTGTTACAACATGGCGTTTATTGAGTTGCCGCAACGTCCGGCAGAACTGGAGCAGGCAACCGGGCGTATAGACCGCATGGGGCAGACGCAGACTATGAACGTCTATTTTTTGCTGTCCAGTGACACAATAGACACGCAGATACGCGAATTATTAGACGGAAAGATAAAAGTAACGGATGCAGTCAACAAGGGTATTGACGTACAGGTAAGCCGTGACGATTCAATGGATATTGCACTGATAAAGAAGTTGAAAGAATGGAAAGAAAAGAAATAACAATATTTACCGACGGCAGTTGTGAATGGAAGTCACGTCTTGGCGGTTGCGGTGTGTATATCCAGGAAGAAGGAAAGGAATACTTTATCTCCAAAGGGTATAGCGACACCACTATAAGCAGATGTGAACTAAGGGCGATATTGCATGCCGTGCAGAGCATGAAAAAGGACGTGCCTCTAAAGGTTACGATATGGAGCGATAGCCAGTATGCGGTTAGCTGTATGACAGACCCGGAATTAAGACCGACGGTAAACAAGGATATTATAGAAAAAATAAAACAAGAACTATGCGAGCGTAGACGGATGGTCGTACGGTTTATGAAAGTCCGGGGACATGAAAAGGATGTGAGTAACCCTATAATATACGGGAACCATGTAGCCGATATGCTGGCAGATTACAAGAATTTTGATAATTACGAACTTGATAAAATGATAGAATTATGAATGAAGATTTTGTTTGGACTAAAGAAGAGAAAGTTAACAAATTGTTTAAAGTTTTGAACGTATTAAAGAACAATTTGCAGTGTAAACGCATGGTTGTGGGTGGAAGTATGGCTATGTATGTACATGGTTTCAATGTGGAACCACACGACCTTGATATAGAGATGGAAGGGATAAGCGACGATTCATTACGCGTTTTAAAGACAATGGCAGGGATAAACAAGGACATGAAAAGCGACATCCTTTCCGAATATCCGGAAACAAATCCTCTATATCGTATAAAGATAGAGGATGTGGACGTAGACATATGGGTAATGAATAAGATAGACTACAACAGGACTGTTTTCTACAATAATATAGAATTCGGTGATGTTCTAAGCGTAGTTAAAAAGAAAATGGACATGAAGCGCGAAAAAGACTATAAATCATTGGTAGATTATATCAATCAGTTAACCTATTTTACAAGATGAAATGGAGTGACAGACAATTAGCCATTTTCGACGCATACGAAAATACACGGAAAAATATTGCCATAGAAGCAACAGCAGGCAGCAGCAAGACAACTTGCATAGTGGAGTGTTGCAGAAGGACACCACCTAATAAAAAGGTTCTGTTTATGGCATTTAACAAAAGCATTGCGGAAGAATTGAGGGAACGTTTGCCGTCCCATATAGACGTCAACACCTTTCACTCTAAAGGTTTGCGCGTGCTGCTTTCCAATTTCCGTATAAAACCGAAAATCAACGAGAATAAATGCTTTGTTATCGGGAAGAAAATTCTGGACACAAAGGATATGGACGTGAAGCAGCAGATTCGATACCTATTCGAGATTCAAATAATATGGAACTACATAAGGGTCAACCTTATTACGGATTACGAGAAGGAAATACCGGGTATCTGTATTGAAAAGAATATCGAATTCCAGGAACGTATGGTAGAGGACATGGAACAAATTAGAAATGCCTGGCACAAGGAAATGAAGAAGATAAATTCAGTAAAAGAAATTAACATTGATTTTACTGATATGCTTTATTTCCCTTACAAACTACTTGATAGTGAGGATTTCCCTAAATATGATATTGTTACCTTGGACGAACAACAAGATGCGAATACCTTACAAAAAGAGCTTGCTTTACGCTATATAAAGAAAAGCGGTCGATTTGTAGTTGTTGGTGATTCCAGGCAATGTATATACGGTTTCCAGGGGAGTTCTTTAGAGGTTTTCAAGTCCTTGCAATCTTATCCCAACACCATAGTATTACCGTTGGATATTACATACAGATGCGGCAAGAACATAGTCGAAGAAGCTCGAAAAGTTTTTAACAACGGGATTGTTGCTGCACCTAATGCGATAGACGGTATTGTAAGAAAAGGAGAGTTTGACGAAGCGGAAAACGGGGATTTTGTCTTATGCCGGAATAACCTGCCTTTGGCAACGGTTTTTCTCTATTTACTTGAAATGGGAAAGAAAGCGACAATCAAAGGCAAGGATTACGGGGATGCACTCGTAGCGTTGGTGGATAAGATAAGATATATTGAAGACTTGGACGCGATGTGCGAGAAGAAAATTTCTGAACTGAAAGAACGGGGTCTTACCGATATCCAGGCAAAGAATAACCCTTCCTATGTGTCACTTCTTGAAAAGTGTACTATATTGAAAATGCTTTACAAGAACTGGGGAGACATGAAGAAGCTGGAAGACAATATAAAGGAGATATATAAGGACGATACGGAAGGTATCGTATTATCCACTATCCACAAGTCTAAAGGACTGGAAGCAGACCGTGTTTTCTTGCTGAACAGGAGTTTGATTCCCAGCAAGTATGCGAATACGGAAGAAGCGCTGTATAATGAAAAATGTTTATTGTTTGTAGCCATAACAAGAGCAAGAAAGGAGCTTGTATATTGCAATGTTTGACGATGAACCTAAGAAAACCGTATATACGGAAATAGACCGCGAATTTAAGCGGATGAAACCAGGCACGGAATTTTGCCGGATTGAATTTATCACAAAGATAAAGGATTTCCACCCCGGTTCTGTAAGGAGCGGCATAGACCACTTCCTATTAAAGAAAATGAGTAAAGGAGAAGTAAAAAGAATTGACAAAGGTAAATATTTAAAGTTATGAAAAAGCAAAAAATGTATATCCCCGTACTTGAACCGGGAAAGAGTGTATCACTTATATGCGCCAACAAGGTAACAGGACTGGAAGAACACCTGCCTACACAAGAAATGCTTAACATCCATATGGAACAGCAAAAAATCATGATACAGAAGGACAAGGATTACAAGGTACATCCTCTATATCTTTTCGTGGAGAAGGAAGAATTCGATGATTTGGTAAGAAGGATAAGGGGGAAGAACAGAAACGCGGAAACGGCTTGTATTCCGCTTGTATGCCAATATCCGGCTGTGCCTATATGTGTGCTTTGTCCCAAACAGGAAGAGGAGGCGAAAGAATGATATTCGAGTGCACGTTTACCTATATGGCACCCGACCCGAATTCGACAAGTGGAGCTTATAAGAAGTTTGTCGATGTCATAGCGGTACAGGCAGAAAACTATATGGACGCTGAAACAATGACAACCGAATACGGGATGTTCAATATAGACGCGGACTTTGCCATATCTCCTATTAAGGAGGTGATTATAGATTCGGTGCAGCGTAACGAAAAGCACGGGGGACGATGGTACAAATGCACGGGCGTATACAGTGAGGTAACCGTTTCTGGAAAGCTGAAACAATACAAGCTGGTTATATTGCAACAGCATGAGGACTTTATAAAAGCCTCTACTAAAGCGTTGGAATACATGCAGGATTGTGTAGGCACATGCAGACTGATGAAGGTAGAGGAAACCCCTATAATCGAATATGTGGAAAAGGACTGATATGTTAATTATATGTTAAAACGACATAAGCAGTTGCGTATGTCATAACATAATCTTATCTTTGTGGTGTGATAAGGAAAACGATAAGTCAAACAAATAAAAAGATAAGATTATGAATTCAGTATTTAAAGCCAAGAAACAAATGTTAGAAAACACTCTTTCAAAGGTTGCAAAAGTTAGTGTTGAAATAACTTTTGCCCGTGTTAACATGATAACGATAGCTTGGGATGAAGAAAACAAAAGCGCATTTGAAAGATTGCAGAACTACTTCAAAGGAAAACTTTTTGGCTACGAATACGACGAGGAATGCGATATGTCTGTTTGTTGTTTGAATTTATAACAAGAAGGGCTTTTAAAAGCCCTTCACAATTATAATACTATGATACGAATAACCAACCCTAAAGGAGAAACCCAGGTGCACACAGAAGAAAGCTATGAAAAGCTTCTGTGGCAGTTTGCGGAATCGAAGATGATGGATATGTGGTGCCGGAAACACCATCTTATCCCTATTTATACGCACCAGGAAGAAACCATACTCAACAAAATGGTAGTAGAGGCATTTTTGGAAGCGTTTAATTATAAAATTGACAAGAATTATGAAAACTAAAAAGTTCGGAGTAGGCGACAAGGTGAAGATACTCCATTGCTCTAACATGATGCTAATAGGACAGATTACGGAAGTAGCAAGTATATGCGGAACGGAGAGTAACCGCTATTATCACTTGAAGATAGACGGTGAACAACGCGCGTTCATTCCCCAAAATTTGGAATTGGTAGAAAAGTATAAGGAGGATAAAGAATGACCTATACGGAAGAAAGAACCTACTGGCTGGAATGTATGATAAAGGCTGCCAGATATGGGATGGAAGCGGAAATAGCTGTTACAGCGCTTGAATACCTAAAGGAAGACCCGAAATTAAGTATAAGCCAATGCCTGGAAATGGCGTTAAAAGATTGGGATATTTAAAACAATACGATTATGAAAGTAGAAGACATAGAAAGAATTTTCAAAGAGACAATAAGCAGACCGGAAAACTCTATTCATTTGCCGTTTGAAAAACATGCAAGAATAGGAAGAAGATATGACGGGGATTACATATATAGCAGCAAGCTTATATGTGAATACACACCGGAACAAGTATTGCAACAATTGCAGGAAATAGCGGATGAAAAGGAAGTGTATATAACGGACAGTGAAGTTCTCATAGAATGGGGGAAAAGATACAGCAGTTATGACGACGAAATTTTTGTAAAGATTATCCACCCCCTCTATTTCCCTAAAGAATATTACTATTTGAAGTGGGATTATACGTTGGGAGGGCATATAGCTATTCCCACAAAAGAAAGAGAGTTTGTTGCTAAAGCGATAGCATATATCGAAAATCATATCGGAAAAGAAATGGACGTTAAAGGGCGTATCTCTATGCTGGTAGGGTACAACAGAAAGACGGGAAATGCCATTGTTTCATATTTTAATGAAAATTGCGGATGGCATAGAATAGACAAGGGAGATGTGATTATAATTAATTCGCCTCTTAATCGTTCGTATCAATATGTAAGTATTGAAACATTAAAATATACTTTAAGTCCAACAAGGTATAAACTGAATGAGACAATAACAATAAACATTCAGTCGGAAGGAGAAGATGAAGAATACAAGGTAAAGACAAGTATTGCCTATAGGGACAATGACAACAATAAAGAACGTGTTGTGTACGAAACGGAAAACACGGACGACAGTTTTATTCTGAATCATACACGAAGATACGAGAACAATGATTCATGCCCTTTATTGGACAGATTTATTTTTAGCGCATACCAGAGATATATAATACAAGGTATCGTAGAAAACAACGAAAAAGAATTGAAGAATGATACAGAAAATAATCGCTTACCTCTATCAAAAGAAGGTTACGAAGACTTATAACGACAATAACGACGGGTTTATATGCAATTTTGTCTTGGAATACAAGGACAAAAAAGATTTTGTGCATAAGATGGCATGCTATGCGGTCAATTTTGAACCCGTTGTTATCGGAAAGGAGAACCGCTATTTGGTCGAAGTGGATGTGCACGCAGTCCAGAATGTCAAGTACAACAATGACAGGGTATGGATGCCTCAATGCAAAGTTATGAAAATGGACTTGTTGTTACAGCCGTGGGAACTTACATTAGCAGAAAACGAAATAGAAATGTATTACGATGGACAGAGAAAAATTTGCGGAACCGGATATGACAGCGAAACCGGAAGAAATGCTGTGGTTTGAATCAACAATCAGTGAAAATGTGGAACCGGAGGTTTCATTTGTTGAACAGGAAAAGGAAGAAGTTTTGGTTTCGTGTACATGGTATTGATTTGGTGAAATAACTATTGCTTATTTCCCTATTAAAACTTACCTTTGTGGGTAAAACTTCTATATATGGCAAAAAAGATAGAATATACTAAAGAGGACATTCTAAAAGATGCGCCCGATTTCGTTTTAATCGCTTCACCCTACATGCAAGACAAGTACGTAGCTTATGAGATGGTAAGAAGGGAGCTTGACGAACACCCGGACCGTTTTATGCAGTATGAGGGGAACGAAGGTTATACCTATGTGATAGACCTTAAGCTTGTCAATATAAAGGGTATCATGGCGAAACGCGGAGCATCCCAGGAAGCAATAAACGACGCTACAGAAATTCGTACAAATGTGATGTTACCCCTTCTTTCCAAGTTCCACAGGGTAAAGAGCGAGTATTTCCATGCCTTTGATTTGCACAATGACAAGGCAAAGGCGCTTGCCAAGCTGACACCTATGCTTCTGGACTTGTTCGGTTCCATGCACAACCCCAAGGATATTATTAAAATTATCCGGAAAAAGGAAGGTTATTCGCTGGGAGAAGAAGATTTGGTAAAATTCTTCAACAATCACAAATCACTTATAGAGGCAAGGCAAAGCAAGTACGTGATGCGTTCAGACCGCTATAAGGTGGCAACGGAAGCCGGAAGACTGGAAATCATAAATGACTGTATGACAGACTTGCAGCTCAAATATGAAGAGTTCTGGAGCAAAGGAAACGTGGGAAGTGCACTCAATATCCTAAAGGAAATACGGGCCTTGCTGGAAGCCGCACGGAAGGAAGTAAAAGGTAATGAAATTAAACTTACAGTTGACGGGAAAATAGATATAAACGCAACCCTGCATGGTGAGGAAAACATAAGTCGTGTAATGCGTGACATCCCCGTAAACAGTCTGATAGTGGGTATGGTAGCCGCAAAATCGGGAATAAGGCCCGAAATATTGATGCACCAGCTCTGCACCTCCTATTATAAGGACTTTAACGGCTTTGCAAGCAACCCGGTTTTGGGTTCCGAAAAGGTTATGCTTCCTGGAGCGCTTATAAAGACATATGACTGGGGAGAAATAAAGGAAGGAAACAAGAAGTTTGTCGAAGAGATGACACCCGAAATAGTCGAGGCAGAAATAATCGAGGAGCCGTCCAAGTCAAAGACAAGAGAACGGCTCCTTAACCGTCTAAGACAGATGAAAGGTGTTGAAATCGGAAAGAAATAATTACATTTTGTTTTGACTTTTAGTTAATTTATGATTTTCAAAATTCAGTCGGACATACGGTTTGTGATAAATAGTATGCCTATTTTAAACAATTAAAAACCAAATAGTTATGATAAAGATATATGTTGAGGAAGTAATAAAATGCGTAATGGAAAGACTTACAAAAGAATACGGTCTGACCGAACAACAGGCATTGAAAGAAATTGACATGTGCATGGAAAAACTGTATGTGAAATGGATGCAGAACGAACCGATACCGGAAGAAAACAATGATTAATTAACCCTATAATAATAAATAGTATGATAGTAGCAATCGCAACAATGAGAATGGACGAGGACACAACGGTACAGGTACATGTGCCTATGGATGTGGAAATAATGCAGGTTCCTCCTACAGACAATGAAGTAGAGAAAATAAAATCAGTCCTGGAAGAGGAAACCGGGTATAAATTCGTATCTTTGGATTCGATAACATGGGATGTGGACTACGAGATTTAAAATCAAACGAAAAACTTTATGTTCATTTTTTGAGTATTAGTAGTTAATATCTAATTGACAGCCAGCAGTTTGTGATAAATAGCTGGCTTTTATTATATCCTTTTATATGTTAATTATATGTTAAAATCACATAAGCACTTGCTTATGTCCAAATAAGGTCTTATATTTGCGTTGTGATAAGAAACAAGATGTCAAACAAATAAAAACAAAAGATTATGGCAAGCCCCAAAGTAAAACTGGAAGGAAAGAAAATCGCAGAAAAGGTGATGGAGTTTATGGACGAATATTCATTTGACCCTATCTATAATGAAATAGAGAAGAACGGGGACGACACCTATATCAGCGAGATACTACGCTGCTTCCCTACAAGAAGAATAATAAACGATTTGGACGAACGCGGAGAACTCCATGAAGCATACAAGGAATATGTAGACATGAACGGAGTAACTCTCGTAAAGGACATAGCAAAGAGAATGACAAACAAGGAAAAGCTTGAACTTGTATCGGAACTTTTTAAGATACCCTATCTGGCAAGCCCGGAAGAATACGGGGAAGCGATAGCGAAGGCAGCAAGGGAACAGTATTACAGATAATCATTAGTCACTAAAATCAAAACAAAAATGAAGACCTATACAGTATATTTCAGTGAACCCGTGACAGTAAAGTACAAGGGTGACAGATTCAACAAGGAATTGAAAAAGTGGGAATATAACGTGGAATGCGAAAAGACAAGCCCGATGTTTACCTTCTATTCCCTGACACCTGCAAAGAAACTGATTAAGGAGAATATGGACAAGTACATAGATTCCATCATAACGAAAACATGGGCAAACGGTGACTGGGAGAACCTGGGTCCGATAAAGCTTGCCGGAAACAACAAGACTTTCGTCGCCAATACCCGTCAAAAGGTCGCAAATTATTAAGAGCACGGAAAGAAGGGGTGAAAATCAAAGTAACCCCTATCTTTTTGATTTCCAATACAGATATTTTACAAAACTTAAAAATAAAAAGATTATGGATAGAGAAGAATTCCAGAAAAAGTACGATAACAGTATTCTGGTGTGCTGTACAGAAAACAGTATCAAGAAAGTATTCAATATTTGCGATTTAATGGACTTAACAGTCTCTAAATCAAAACAGATTACTGCTATATTGATAGGAGAACAAACAGCAAAAAGTCCATTGTTCCACGTGGAACAATTCCTCAGTGATTTCTACAGGGGGATAGAAGAAGGAGAAAAGAAAGAGACAAAGATGTTTGAACAGAGGATGAACAATGCCATATACAAGCTAAAGCATAAGTACGGATGCACGCATATAATCAAGGGAACCGATATGGGTACGGTAATACAGTTCATACAAGAATTAAACATGGAAGTGGTCCAGGAAGAAATGGACGATGTGATGTACATAAAAGGGGAAGAGTGCGACAAACCATATATAAAGAATTCGACAAGACTGTTCATTGCCGACTTGATGTCTAATATGATTGACGTATTAGACTCCTTCATAAACAAGGAAACGAAGATTGAGATTAAGGAGAGCTGCAATGCAGAATATCTGATAAACGAGGCGGAGTTCTACATAACCAGCACATTCACAACGCCCCTACATAAGGAATATGACATGCAGAGAAAGGTCCTCTCAATCGGATTCGGAAACAAGAAAATAATAATGGTAGACGAGGAAGATTTCCATGTGTTCTTGAAAGCCTTCTATTACTTATATAAGTGCAACGAGTGGATAAAAAAAGACGATGAGAAGAACAAGGAACAGCCAAAAGAACCCGTATTCAACAAAGGAAACAAAATAATATACACCATCAAGGACAGCAACGGCAACACATACCCGGTAACCAGATTGTCAGAAAGAATGTACGAATCAAAGGAACACGGCATCCTATTCATAACGGACGAAGAAAGGGTTGTGACCGGGATATACAAGGAGAAATAAAAAGAGAAATACCCTCCACGATACCCTACAGACCATATTTTTATTATTAACCCGTTATACATTTGTTACAATGGTAATAGGGATATCAAAGAGGAAAAGCAGTGATATGAATAACCGGGAAGGGGAAGACCCTATGGCATAAAAGAAGGAAGTATGCCGGACCCCGATAACAACAGTATAAACCGTCAACCTATAATTGTTAATTTGCAAAGAAGGGAAAGGGCATGCGACAGACAATATGGCACGGGGAACATCCCGGAACGGTTATTGTATCATTGTACAACGTGGAACAATTATAAAAACAACATATTAAAAGATAAAAGATTATGGAAAAGGATTTGAGAAACAACGTGAAGTTTATCCTATTCTGTACAGAATGTTTGCAGGCAGGCGTGGTAATGACACCAAAGGAATATGAAGTGGCATTCATGGCGGCAGAAAAGTTCGAGGGATTTGATGACAAGAGCTTCGAGAACATGAAGCCCGAACAGTTCGCGCCCCGTATGAATGCCATGTTGAACGCTATGTCAAAGAGAAAACAGATTATAGAAGGACTGACATTCAACCTGCTTACAAAGAAAAGCCTGGGTGAACTGATAGAAAGTAATCTTGTGGAAGAGGTAATGAAGGCAAAGCATGTTGCGGCAGTGATGGCAGACGAACTGCTGGAACCGGACGAGAAGCTGGAAAAGGTTGTGACTGACGGACGTCGTGTAATCGAGCATTTCATAGACCAGTGGAAGAAAGCTCCTATCCAGGAAGAGAAGAAGGAATACGAGCCGGAGAGTGACGCGGAAATTATCGGATAATTCTTTCAGTGACATTTTATTTTTCACAAAAGCCCCGAAATGGGGCTTTATTATCAATGAGTTATGGACAAGTCGAAATTGACGGAAGCAAACAGGCTATACAATAAAATCAATAATCTGAAAAGCGAACTCAAAGCGGTTTCCAGGTTCGAGACGGATACGAGGGTGACGGTAGCAAACCAATATGATTCCTATTTCCATGTGGAAGGAGAGACGATAAACCGGATTCTTGCAGTTGCCAAGGAAAGCATGGAAAAGGAATTGGAGGAGTGCGAGCGATTATTTTCAGAACTTTAGCTCGTTTTTGAGATAAAAACACTATCTTTGTTGACGTGATAGATAACTGGTAAGGTTGTATCGCAGTTGTATTTAAAGGTTAACAAAGGCGGTAGGGGTTGCAAGTCTGTTATGGCTGGGGGTGAAAGCCTGGTTCAGATAGCTGCAACCCCTATTTTATAAGCGAATAATTTGATGAATAAAATAAATAATTTTAGTAACGTGGAAAGAAAAGAGATTATTGGAAGACTGGGAAGGTATTTCACGCTCCCCGAACTTGTATGCCCCCACGTGTATAACAAGTATTCAGAATCGCAGATATGGAGCTTTTTCACGACCGAGGCACTGAAAACGCTCCTTGTATTGAGGGAGGAAATCCTATGCAAGCCCTTCATTATCAACAACTGGAAGAGCGGAGGCAGCTATTCCCAGCGCGGTTTACGATGCAATGTGTGCGTTCTATGCAAGGAAAAGACGATGCTTGAGAAGCCATATATGAGCGCCCACGCCTTGGGTCGTGCATTCGACGTTACTGTGTCCGGTATGGAAGCGGAAGCGGCACGGAAAATCATTGTGGACGATTCCGACAAGCTTCCTTATCCTATCAGACTGGAGGACGGTGTTAGCTGGCTGCATGTGGACACTATGGACCTATGCAACGGGCAGAAGGTGACACTATTTAATGCGTAAATATATTTTACTATATACAGAAAGTATTCTCCCTTATAGGGCAATCGATACTACAGTATACTGTAGCCGCGATTTTGCAAATTTCGTATTTTTATCATTTGTAAATTTAAATTGAAATAATTATGTATCCTACTAAAGTAAGCATAGCAAATAACAAGGGTTTTGAGAGCATAACAGCGATTTCACGCGCTTTCGAGGTCGGCACACCAGCCGAAGATGTGGTACTGTCAAAGTACACCTTGGTTCCCGATGACAAAAGGGCGTTTCTTATTATTCCATTGACGAGTGGTACTGTCAAAGTACACCTTGGTTCCCGATGACAAAAGGGCGTTTCTTATTATTCCATTGACGAGTGGTACTGTCAAAGTACACCTTATCGGTGAGACTGGTCCAGATACATACACCATTTCCGAGACCGAGGTTTCCGCTTATATGGGTTCTCCTATGCCTTATCTTATTGATAAAGTATTTGTTGACGGTACTACTGCACAATTCAATATAGGGTTATGATTGGGGTCGGTACAAGTCTTTTGTTTGGCAAGAGGGCTGGCAAGGCTGGTCCTCCTATTCCACCCTTCAATAAGGCTATGGTGGACGCTTGGTTTATGTCTGGATTTTCCAATAATGATAAGCCTTCTTCTATCCGTGGAGTGAAAGGGAATGAAATGGCTCTTAAGAACTTCGCTTATTCTCTTTCTTCCGGGTTCGGTAAGTATGAGGTAGATTTTACAAAGTATATCGGAAGTAATACAACTTCCAATTCTATTTCAATACATAAGGAAGCAGGAACAAATAAAGGATTTGCTACGATTTATTATAGTCAATTGGAATCCGATATTCCTTCTTATTCTATAGAAATCAAAGGTCTTGATTCTGGACAAATATTGTATTATTATAGAAACAATGAAGGTCTTGAAAAGAATGTTACTTATAATAAAGATGGTATATATGAACTTCCTATATGTTACAAAGAAGGTGAAAAAGGCATCAGTGCTGGATTCACTATAAATTCTGTAAATAATATTACCATCACCCAACTGCCATCTGCCTATGAAGGCGCGCTGGTATTCGACGGAGTGGATGATTACGGTATATGTACCGGACTCCCTATTATGGATGATTTTACACTTATATGTAAAAGGGAAATTTTAAATACATCTCCAGGGTATGTGGCTAACAAAGGACTGGGTAATGCAGGTGCGTTCCATTTTGAAAGTTCTATTCTAACCAGTGATTCTAATAGTACTACTGGAGTATGGAGTTATGGAACTGGTAACCGTGTAAAACTTGAGGAAAGTGAAGTATCGTGGATGACTAAGAATAGTTATAATGGTATAGAACTTAAAACTGGAAATTTAAGTGATGTGGACCAATTATATTTATGTAGGTTTTCTTCTTCATATACCAAAGCTGCTATCTACTACTTTGCTCTCTATAACAAGTCTTTGACACCCGAAGAAATAGAGGTCGAGAAAGAACGGCTTAATGAAGAATGGTTGAAACGTAAAACTGAATAATATGAAATGGTTAGTTATACCTATAGAAGAACTAAAACAGTTCGATAAAGACTGGGAGACAAGAAGAATGAGTAACGACGGCATGAAAGCGTTGCTACATGAAAAGACGTACAACATGCTTGTACCTCCTATCATGATGCTTTCAGAAAATGAAAAAGTTGTGGAAGATATCGTTTATCCCTATCCTTTGGTGGATGAAGAAGAAATTAACAATTCTGATGATTGGACCAATGATGAGGTGATTTGATTGTTTTTGGGGTGCCGGGAATTTCGGGTATTTTGCCCGGTTCCCGGTTTTTCATTTTCTGTATTTTATTGTATGCCGAAAAACAACGCAATTTTCAGAGTTAGGGTTAACTGTCTAATAATCATATACCATTTTCTCCTATTTTTGAAAAATATAATGTCACTGAAAGAAAGATTATGTTAATCTTATGTTAAAATGACATAAGCACTTGCTTATGTCTCAATAACTCCCTATATTTGCAATGTGATAAGGAAACAAAGGTCAAACAAATTAAAGAAATAAGATTATGAAAGCAGAATTTTACAAGGTGAGAGGTACGGAAATGGAAGAGATGATGAAGAGAGGTAATAACAACGAAATCTCCTCTATGGTTTCACAAAAACGCCAGGCGCTTGCCGATGCACTTGAAAATGTGGAGTTCTATAAGTCTATCGGGAATATGGAGTTTGCAGCCAATGAACAGAACCGCGCTAACCTCCTTCAAAGACAACTCGAAATGTTGAACAAATAAAAAGATAAGAGTTATGAAGATAATGAACGTTATCAAGGAAGTAAGTTACAAAGGTCACACAATAACAATGTTTGAAGATGGCTTTCACCAAGAATTTGCCATCATAGATGGTGATGAATCAAAGCTGTATGATAGCATTGCGGATGCAAAGAGAGTTGTCAGAGGCGAGCAGCCTCATTACGAAATCAATTAACCCGGTAGCCTTCGGGCTACCAATAGAACAAATAATATGGATATAAAAGAAATATGCTTGCTGATAGCACAGCTAAAGAAGGAGAATGAAACCAATTCCCCGAAAGAAAAGGAATTCAACCTTAAATGGATTGAAATCCTAAAAGAAAGTATAGATAAATCTGTTAGAGACGCAATGAAATCCTTTGGATATCCGGTTACATTCAAGTCACTTTTTTGATTACGATTTCGGTTCCAACCATATGTGGGTCAGTGATAAGGAAAGCGGTAAACGTCTTATTCTTGTCGAATTCTAAAAATTTTACATTATGAAAAAGCAGCTTATAAATTTCTTTCACGGTCGATTCGGCAAAAAGGTATTAAAGACAAAATATCGTGAATGGTGGGTACGTTTCTGGTACGGAGTAGGTGCAATCGTTTGTGCTTTCCTATTCTTTGGAATGATACAGTTCTTGTCCTGGCTTTCTGATTTGATTAATTATGTTTTCTAATAAAAATATTTTACAATTATGAAAAAGATTTTGTGCGACAAAGACGGGAAATTCTTATCCGTTCATGAAAAGAATGAAACTTTTGTAGAGCTTAAGGATGGTGACTATCTGACACACGAGGACGGTTGCATATTGATATACAAGGAATATGAATGTAAAGAAAATATTTCTGAAATATCTTATCATGTTTATTTACGCAATAATAAATTACATTTTCCTCAAACTGAAATGTCATTTTCTTACTATGATTTTATCCCATCTTACAGATTTTCTGCGGAAGAAGAAAAGAAGCGTATGAACAACGCGCTTGCCGAAAAAGGATTGTTCTACAATACAAAGAGCAAATGTATAGAAAAAATTCGGTGGCGTGCCAAGAAGGGCTACATGTATTATTACATTGATTTCAATGACCCCGATTCCTTTTGCGTGAATTCCCATATAGAGAAGTTTGATTATATAGACAATTACAGGTTCAACGTCCATAATTATTTCTTGACCAAAGAAGAAGCCGAAAAGAAACTGGCTTCAATTAAAAGTATTCTTGATGATTAGGAAGGAAGGCTACATATGGGTGGGACAGATTGTCGAATACCGGGGAATGACACTGCGGAAAGTCCGACCGGGCAAATATGTTGTCATTTCTCCTTGTTCCTTTGTTTCAAGACCCGTATATATTGACAAGAACGAAAATTTGAACGTTCTTTAGTATTAATTATTTGTTTTATTTTCATATATTTGCAGCTATGGTAACAGCGATATTTATATGTCTCGTTCTTCTTACAGTAGTCCTTATCATTCTTCTTTTGTGGTGTATAGGGACGGTTACGGGAATTCAGAAAAGAATGGACGCTCTTCTTTATGTGGTCTCCTATATAGACCTTATCCAGAGAAAGCGGTTTATCCGGTATCTGGACCAGCTTTCCCGGAAGATGAGTTGTAACGAGGACGAGATGGAAGACAATCAGAAACAGTTCCTATTCCATTTAAGTCAGGAATTGACGAACGAGATAAAAAGGATGGAAGACGATTATAAAGATTTGATATAATGGCAAAGAAAAACGAATTTACATACAAAAAAGGGTGCCAATATATAAACTGGCTCTGTATTTCCAATAAACTTTTCTTGCTTCGTGATGATGACAATATAAGCGACGAAGACAAAGCATCCATTTCACGCGCCCTAAAATGCAAGACAGGCGATATCCTTTGTCTTGTCCTGGGACGGAACATCAGCTATTTCGGATATAGTAAGCTTATCGAAGACATGGGAGGACGGACGACAGAAAGTATAGTGCAGTCCAAGAACCCGGTTTTTTCTTCCATCTACTGGACTGGTGACAAGAAAGCGGCTATCGAATCTCACACCATTTTCATTCCCTGGAAGGAGCTTAAGGAGCTTATCAAGGATTGGGATTACCCGACATACTTTCAGCCGGAAATCGTTTAGAACCTTCTTTCTCTAATTTAAATATTTGTTTGACTGACACCCGGTTACGCTCTTCGCGAAAGAATGTTTCCGGGTGTTTTATTTGGGGATTATATGTTAATCTTATGTTAAAATGACATACGCACTTGCTTATGTCTAAATAAGGTTTTATATTTGCAATGTCTTCTTAAAGGAGACAGCTAATTAGGTCAAACAAATAAAAAGATAAGGTTATGGAAAATGAAATTAAAGTTATCAGAGGTTTTGCGGTTAGCATGGGAAATGATTATGTAGAGTTTTTCAAGAACATCGAAGATGCAAAGAATAATTACGAAATGATGAAAGAACGTTTTGTCGGTGTCCGTCTCTATTATGCCAAGAAATCCTATAACACTAAAGGTTATCCAAACGTAAATATTTCTTTGGTAGAAGTTTACCGTAACAATTATGGTCTTCCTTATTAATTGATAATTGTCAAACAAATAAAATCTTTACAATCATGGCAAATATAGACTTTTTCAAGAATCCCGATTCATACGAGGTATATGTAACAGTCAAATTCGGAACATGGAAAGTGGCCGAAATAAAGCGTTTTCCGTCTCCTACAGATATTCTTCACGGTAACATCATAGAATATACCGAAAACAAACACATGTGCTCTGAAAAGGACATAAAAGAGATTGAGGAATTTACTATTAACAATGTCATTATAAAGCTTTTATTACAGAAATGAGAACATTAAGCAAAGGAAACTACCGGGTCGTGTATGACCCGGCAAAGGGCGAAAGCATGAGTATGATTGCCGTATACAGAAAGAACCTGGACGGCACGTTATCCCTAATAAATAAAGAGATGGGAGAAGTGATGGACGATGATACCCTAAAGGAATATGCAGTAAAAATTATTAACGAACTAAATAAAAAGGAGGATTAAGCTATGAATGCAAGTATCGTGTTTTTATGTATCATTATTTTTATCGTTCATCTCATGCTGAGTGCTGAGGTAGGTTCCACGGCAGAAAGAATGAACAGAAGTTTTGGATTATGGATGCTTTTAGCGCTTATCATTTCCCCGTTTATCACAGCCATCTTTGTTCACTGCCTGGGACCTATTCCGGTTATTGAAAAGAAGGAGAAAGAAGACGATGAAGCCGAGAAGTAACAGGTATATCTATTATTATGACAAACGGTCGAAGAACAAGCCGTACCGGGTTATAATAGAGGTTGAAAAGAAGAAGTACAATATCGGTTATTTCCGGACCGTGGAAGAAGCAAGAACAGCCCGTGACGAGTTTATTAAAAATCATTTTTCCGTCTCCATAAGCTGGCAACGGTTACAGGAAATGAATGTGATTGTGGATAAGATTGCCGAACTTTCGGAAATTCTTCTCTCCTATAGGGATATTTCCACAAATGAGGTTATTCGGAAAATCGGGAATATCAAGCAGAACGCGATTTCCATAAAGAAAGTTATTGCATAAATATTCACTTAATTTGTATAATTATTCATTTTGTTTTGTAGTATGAGAACTTGGGGTTTAGCGAAACCCGACAGACTGGGACGTTGTGAAACGTCCCTTTTCTTTTTCTAAATCTTGACAATCGAGTTAATAATACTTGAAGAATGACAAAAAACCATAATCTACCAGTCCTTTTTCTACTGCATTGGCTTCTTGTTCAAACACGATTGCATGGTAACAGTCATGGTTTATAGCCTGGATTCTCTTAATCCATTTCTTTATACCGCCACTGAAACCGGGGTGATATTTGATTAGGGCACCTATTACACGCACGAGCCATTCCAGGGCGTAATACAGATAGAACGTCAACGGGATAAGGAGAAGTAGCCAGGGACACGAGAAAATGCCTGCAAGACCGCTAAAAAGCACGGTTCCCGGTATCATTAATGATTTCCACTGGTAGGAGTGGGTTTCTTCATGTTTTAGGAATTCTTCGTCGTAATACTCTTTCGTTTTCTTGCAAAGCAACCAGCAAAAAATTAGAATTGCGGAAAAGGTCGGAATGATAATTTTCGCAATTTTCGATTCATAAATCACTTTCATATTTTTACAATTTTTAAGATTAAACATGTGTAAAGGTAGGCTTTTTCGAGGAAATTTCTGTCAATATTTATTACTATTTATAACTATCTGGAAATCAATACTTTGACGTTTTACCATAAGGGTATTATCTAACCCCTAAAGGGGTACGTAGTTCCCTTTCTTCTTTTACCCTTACGGGTATATTAATAGGAGGAGGAACTGCAATATAGCAATAGGGGGTTTGGGGGAGGAAGGGGAAAGAGTGAAAAATGGGGAAGGGGGATAAAGTGAGATATGGAAAGTGTTAACGGAAGTAAAAACAGAGAAAGGGAGATGAAGCGAAAGAAAGAAGACGAAAACAAGAAGGGATTTTGGGAAAAAGGCGCGCCCGGCAAAAATTTTCTCGAAAAAATTTTGTGGATTGAAAAATTATCCCTATGTTTGCAGTGCTTAAACATAGCGGCTAAGGTCTGATGAAGATTTGGGAGCCGCAAAAGAAAAAGGGGTTACTCTTTAGTTTTCTCACTAAACATTAGCTTCTTTTTGAAAAATCCCCTTTTTCTTTGTTTTTGTTTAGCAAGAAAGAAGCTAAAAATTAGTGGGTGTCCTTAAGCAAGACATAAAACCAAAAATGGTATTTGTAGAGTGAGAAAATTAAGAGAAGTGTATGAAAAAAGATACAGAAAAATCGGCATCATGCCAGGACATTTCAAAAAAGATTAAGTCTCCTATTAAGGATTTGAAGAGTATACATACTATCCAGGATTACGAGTATTGCTGCGTATTGTGCGCTATTAGATTGATAAACAACAAGTATTGCAAGAGAAATCAGAAAAAATATCAGTATAAGACGTTTTGGAAAAGAAGTTTTACTACACAAGAACTGTCATTGAAGATTGCGGAAGAAGTGGGTATTTCCTACAGAAAAGCGAAGGATTATATCAAGTTTTTAAGATTGAATGACTATATTAAATTTCCCGAAAAGGATGTATGCACAATCATAAACAAGGATTTCAAGGATGTAACGGAAGAGATGTATTTACCGGATTATTTGCGTTATGTGATTAAGGAGAAGGGGGTAAAATGGTCTCCTATTTTTACAAGGATATTGAATTACATTTCAAAGAAGATAAGATATTACAAGTATTGTAAAGAGATTGCAGAGTATAATTTGGACGTATGGAATGACGAGGAATCAAAGAAAGACGAGATTTTAAAGATAGTTGAATGGCTGTACAATAACGAGGACTGGAAGGAATCGGATTATGACAAGGTTTATGAAAAGGCTGTAAAGATGGCGCATAAGCACGCATTAGAGGCAATAAAATGGAACAATTGCGAAGTATCGTTCTATGAAAGCCCTAAACGTATTGCAAGCCGTATGAAATGCAGTGTAGACACAGTGAGAAAGTTTATAAAGGCATTGAAAGAGATTTTTGGAGAAAGAGTATACATGAAGCCGGAAAAGGCGACTAAATCAATGAGATACAACCCTAATTTGAATAACTATACAATAGCATTGCCGGACAGGGAAGAATGGAAGAATATGTTTGCAAGAAGATTCGAGAAGATTAAGGAAGGTGTTTCAAGGGTAAAGGATTCTGTTTATTATCTCAAAAGAGTTTGGTTCAGAAAAGAAAAGGGTTATTTGTGGGAAGACAAGGAGTTCAATAGAATAGCAAAAAGAAGTGCTACTGTAACGTGTGGAGAAAAGGAATTGCCGTGCAAAAAGAGGTTGAGTTTTTATTACACCCTAAAAAAGAACTTGGAATACTGGGAGGACAATTTCAAGAAGGAAAAGGAAATAGAAGAAGAAAAGGAACGTTTTTATAAGTCTGAAATACAAAGGGAGGTTGAAGAAAACAGCAGAATTGATTTGGTGGCGAAATATCGCTGTCACGAGGCACCCGAATACGAAAATTACAACCCTAATGAATTTGAAGCATATAGAGTATGGAAATGGTAAGCAGCTACATATACAGTGACTATGAGACCGAGGACGTAGAACTGTACGCAGAACAGATGATACGGGAACGCATAGCGCGTGACGAGAAGCGACGCGAACAGATAGAAAAGGCTTTGGCGAAAGCCGAAAGGACCAGGAAACGGGTAGAAAACAGAAGACGGAAGTATATAAAGACAAACCCTATCCGCGCGAAGTACAAATACCCGGTATTGGATAAATATTCAAGTTAAAAGCTTGGTTATTTGACTGATAATGCCTATTTTTACCGTTGTAATTGCAATTTCGTTATAACTTTAAAAGGCATTATTCATGAATATTAATAAAAAAGAAGAGAAAGTGTTCGGACGTGCACAATTTGAACAGTTTCTCATTGACAAAGACTATGAGGCATTCACCGCAAAGCAGGTAGCGGCTTTTGCTACTGATGTTTTGAACAAGTCAGAAAACAACGAGATGGACGAGTTCGAGAAAGCATGTGCGGCTGCGGACTGGAAATCACTTGAAACGGTTAAAGTGCTGAATGACATTTACGAGGAAGAACCTATGTTCATAAGACCCTCACAAGTGGAAGTGATACCGGGAAAGGAAGGAATTTTCAAATCAATGTCCGAGAACCGGGACATGTTGCGATACAAGGAAACCCCTCTAAACATTTTCAAGGGCATAGCCGGAATGTGCGTATCTGACAATATAGAGAAGGCACGGAAGGGCGAACCAATCGGAACTGTCAAAAGCTGGGGAGGGAAGGAATATGTGAAGACCGCGAACGGCTGGGTACGACGCCAGGGAATCAAGACAAAGGAGACCGCGAAGGAGGAGAAGCCGAAAGAAAAGAAAGGCGGTTTTCCTACAGTTGAAAAACTTGTGGCTGCGGCCGCAAAGTCGGGGCACAACCCTAAAGAGGCAGAAAGGGTTATCAGAGAACATTACGACTATCTGAAAAAGAAATATCCGGAAGCCTCACCAAGTAAACTTGTACACATTGCATATACAATTTCCTAAAATTCCGTCGCATATGATTATGGGAAAACTACATAAAATAAGGGAATACGTAATGAGTTTATATTTTCCCGTGTTGTTGAGCATACCTATCTCTTTTTCCAACACGGCATCCTTCATTGAGAAATATGTGTTTCGGGACTGGGAGTTCTTGAAATACCTAATGATTCTTATAGTGATAGACACACTTGTAAGCTGGGTATATCATATCAAGAACAAGAACTTTTCAAGCAAGGGCTTTTCAATGATTATCACAAAGCTTTTCATTTATTCCGCTATTCTGATTGTTTCGCATGTGATGGGGAACTTTACGGTGGAAGGCGGCAATGTGGAGATATACACATGGTTCCGTGCCGTGGTGTGTAACGCGCTTATAATACGAGAATCAATCTCAATCGTGGAGAACGCGGCAAAGGTAAGCCCTACTTTGGTACCTCAGAGAATAAGGAAATATCTGTCTGATTTCGACGAATTCGGAGACAAGAAACCGGAGACGATAAAGGAAATGAAAGGAGAATGACTATGGCACAAGGCGATTATTTGCCCGGAACCTATTCAAGGGTCGGAACGGAAGAAAACCCGGGCACATACCTTGGAGGAGATTCGGGCGGTACTTCACAGACAATGCCGCCAAAGGTGAAGAAGGTATGGGTGCTGGAGCACGACAGATGGAACATGCGCAATTATTGGATTTCTGGAGGGAAGTTCAGTATTCCGGCAGTATGGGTACTTACCAAAGGAGTTTGGGACAACTTCGGCAAATGGATGAAAGGCATTTACCAGGTTTACGTACTGGATGCTGACGGTTCCGTGGAACAGGAAATTGTATTTGAATGTAAGTAATTAACAATTAAAAATAGAAAAGATTATGAGACTGTATAGATTTTTGGACGAAGACAAGAATATTGATGTGACATTGGTAACTGATGGTAGTTGCGACCAGAAGAAAGTATTCATCACTGAATCACCGCGCGGAATTACCCCTAAAGGAAACGTGACAGACCCGGAAGGCGGTGCCGAGCTTTTGAAGCTTGGTTTCAAATGGAATGTAGGCGAAGCCGTGATGCATGAGGAACTTGTAGCATTTGCGGAAGAAAAGGGTTTGGAATTGATTATCGACCCCCAGGGATTGAATGAAATTGTTGCGGTAACGGCAGAATGGAACGAAAACGATGCATGCGTTATTACAATCAAGACAAGTGTTCCGGCAAAGAAGGATGTCGACATTTATTTCCCTAATAGCGTGAATCTGAATGAGAGCGCAGAAAGATTCGGTGTAATCAGAGGAGACCGCAAAACCCTCTCTACAAAAGTTATGTCCGGTAAACCTATGGCGTTCACGTTGACTGACCTTGGTCTGGATGCAAAGGAGGATTTGAATGTAGTTGTAATGACCGACAACAATACGTGGCGTGAAGAACTTGTGGCACAAAACGCATAAGGATATGTTACGGTTATTGTTTACAACAGAGGACAATGTTCACCAAATGACCGTCGTAACCGACGGAATCGACGGTCAGATGAAGGTTTTCGTTACAGAAAGCCTTTATGGTGATGTGGAATATTATAAGGGGCTGGGTATCGTGATTGAACCCGGCCACACCTATAATATCGGACAGTTCAAGGAATGGGCGTTTAAGGCGCTTGTTAAGCTTATCTCATATCCGGAAGGATTCGGAGAAGAAGGCGCGGTATTGTCGGACGTGCAGGAAGTTGTGGAATACGTATTGGAGACTAAAGAACCTACACTCAATTTCCATGCAAAGGGAGGTGATGATATGTGCGTGGTGACGTCTTCAAAGCAGACTTTCAAGAATGGACAACCAGTAGGACATCCGGAAGGCGTACCAGTGGAATTCTCAATATCTGGGGCAGGATTCAAGGTTGACGGTGGAGGACAAGTAACGGTTGACGAGAACCCCAACAACACGACAAGAAAAGCGGTAGTGACGGTTAAACAGAATGAAAGCGGAAAGACATTGCAGATTACATGCAACCAGGCTGCATCTACTGTAACCTACGAATATGCGCTTACAGTAGACCCGACATCGGTAACGTTCGACGGTGCAGGAGGTGAAAAGCTGGTTACTGTGACTTCTACAAGAACAAAAGTTCTGAACGGGGTAAAACAGCAGGCAGAAAGCTATCCTACGGACATAGAGCTTGCAGGTGAGGGATTCAGCTATGAAGTGAGCGGAAACAACTACAATCTGAAAGCCGAGGAGAATACCGGGACCTCACAGAGAACAGGAAAGGCAACCATTTCACAGGAAGGCGGAAAGACCGTACAGATGAACTTGACACAGAATGCGGCTACGGTGACGTATGACTATGCACTTACAGCCAACTCACAGACCATACAGTTTGTAGCGCTTGGAGAAACGAAGAGTTTACAAGTTGTTTCAACAAGACAGAAAAAAGTTAACGGTAAACCGTCTGGTGATGTCGAGAAGGTAGATACGACTGCACAAATTACCGGAACCGGATTTAGCGAGACTTCATCAGAAACCACCAATGGAGAGAATTATAGCATAGTGGCAGCAGAGAACAAGGCAGAAACAGCTAATAACGGTTCTATTACCATTACACAGACTGGAAGTAACAAGACAGTAAAGGTTACGTTAACACAGCTTGCAGCAGCAATCACTTACGAATACACATTGACTACAGACCCGACAGCACTTTCATTTGCAGCAGCAGGAGAAACAAAGATATTCGATGTTTCAAGCAAGAAGCAGAAGAAAGTGAACGGGAAGAATGACGGTTCACCTATGACGGTTGACTACACTACTGTAGTGAGTGGTACGGGATTTACCAAGGGTTCTACTGAATATTCTGTAGTGGCGGATGCAAATACTGGCGCACAGCGTACCGGAACGGCAGTTGTTACGGCAGTAGAAGGAGGAAAGAAAGCGACGGTAAACCTTACACAATTGGCTGGAGAATAAAAATTGTTTACAATGGGAAAGAGAAAAGGAAAGATAATACAAAAAGCGGAAAAGCCGGATTTGGTTGCAAGTCTTTCGAGTTTGTCCATTGAAGAGATAGACAGGCTGCAAAAGGCCGCTCCTATGGCATTCCAAAGCAAATTGCAGGCTGCGTTAAATTCAAACGATGCAGGAGAGATAATGAAGGCTAATTTGTATCTGGGAGAAATCAATAGACAGCCTACAAAAATTCAGTCTGTTTTCTTTGACCCTAACGACATATCTGGCAACGGAAGAGGATTCAAGGATTCCAAAGGGGTTCTATCCTTTTCCGTATTGCGCCGGATGGGGGACATTCATATAGTGAAAAGTATCGTGTCTACACGCGTGGAACAGATAATGAACTTTATGGATTTTTCGGAAGACGAGCAAAAGGAAGGCTTCACAATCAGAAAGAAGAAGAGCCTTTTTTCTACCGGGGACGAAAAATTGACAAACGAGGACAAGAAGAAAATATCAAAGATAGTAGACTTTCTTGAAAAGGGAGGATGGACGGACAAATGGGATAATGTGGACAGCTTGCAGGAATTTATAAGCAAGATAATGTCGGACAGTCTCACGCTGGACCAGCTTGCCTTTGAGATGGTGCGCAACAGGATGTGGGAATTACAGAAGTTCCGCGCCGTGGACGCTTCCCTTATACGCTTTCTTGACAGTGTGGACCCCAGGCAAAGGGAAGGTTTCGAGCAGTACAGATTCAAGGGGCATTTGCCGCGTTACTGTATGGTGTGGGACGAAATGATTCTTCACAACCCTATAACGAAGGAACCGATATTGTATTACCCGTGGGAGCTTGGTTTTGGTATCAGAAACAAGACATCTGATGTAAGAAGAAACGGGTATGGAGTGTCGGAATTGGAAACGTTGGTTGAGATTATAACCTGGATATTATGGGGTCTGACTTATAACGGAAATTTCTTTAAAAACGGGTCTCAGCCTAAAGGGTTTATCAATATAAAGAACCCTAACATATCAAATAGTACATTGCAGGAGTTTAGGCAGGCATGGACGCAAACAATGGTTGGTGTTAATCAGAGCCATAGAACACCAGTAATAAACGGTATTGATTTGGAATGGATAGACTTGCAAAAGCTCAGTAATAGGGATATGGAGTTTAACGAATGGACTAAATTTCTTATTATTATGGCATGTTCTGTATATCGTATAGACCCGTCCGAGCTTGGATTTAATTTCAAGGAAAGTCAGCAGATATTCGGACAGGACGGACAGCGCGAAAGATTGAAGCACAGCCGTGAAAAAGGGTTGAAACCTCTATTGATATTCTTGCAAGGTGTCATTACAAAGTATATTGTGAGCGAGTTAGACGAAAACTATGAGTTTGCATTTACCGGAATAGAGGTGGAAGACGAGGAAGCACAGGTAAAACTTGATTCCGAGAAATTGAGTAGCGGAATGGTTGCCATGCAGGATATCTTCAAGAAGTATAACGGACGCGACTTTGACCCCGAAAAGGATATCATTTTGAACCAAGTGTACCAGGGAATGAAGCAGGCAGAAGAACAAAACAAGATGTTCGGAGCTTCACAACCAGGACAGCAGCCGGAAGGTGTACCGGAAGACGAGGAAGACCCGTTTGCGCAATATAAGTCATTCAACGATAACCCTATAATGAAACCAGCAGTTGATTATTATTTAAAAAATCTTTACAAATAAGACAGTATGGAAAGCTTTGATGAATTAAAACTGGACAGATACATAAACAAGGCTCTTTTAGAAAAGAGCTTCGGACGTACAGAATTGTATGATACGCTTTTGGAGATTGCAAAGGCGCAACAAGGCGTATATGTGAACAACGCGGTAAACCGGAAGCTTGGTATTGTTGGACAGCCATATAAGAAAAGAAAGGCTACAGAGGAAGAGAAAGCCGACTTAACCAAGACAACGGAAGACCTTTATAAGGAAGGCGGTGTTTGGAAGCGAGACAGACAGATTAAAGTGCATAACAAAATAAGGTCAGAATATCAAAAGAAAATGCTATTTGAGACCAAACCGCGTGCTTACTTAATGCTTGGCGGTGGTGGTTCGGGCAAAGGGTATTACCTTAAGAAGATGAAGGAGAAAGACCCGTCTATAGATAAACTTCCGGTTATTGATGTGGACGATATGCGCGACATGATACCGGACTATGAAAGAGTGAAGGGCATAGACCCGAAGAAAGCATCTTCCTATGTGCATGAGGAAGTCTCAGATATTGGTAAGAAAATAGATGAGGAATATATACGGCAGAAATCCTCTTTTGTAAAAGACGCTGTTTTTGGAAACCCCGAAAAGCTTGAAAAATTGGTTGACAAATTGAAGGCACAAGGTTATGATGTTCATTTGGTAGGAGTGGCAACCGATTTCAATACGGCTTTGGATAGAATACAGAAACGTTTTGAGAGAACGAAACGGTATGTTCCTACAGAAGTGGCGAAAAAAGGACATAAAGGAGCGTCCGAATCTTTCAAGAAAGTTATCGAAACTCCGTTGAAAGATAAATTTAAGTCCGTTAAATTGTATGACGGTAATTCCGATAATGGAGTGATTTATGATAACAAAGTGTTAAATCAAAAAGAACTTGATAGGTTTCTTAAAAAAATAGACTTATAAATTTGTTCAATTCTGAACAGTTTTGTATATTTGCATAGAAACTTAAAGAAAGGAGTTAATTATGGAAAAGAAAAAGTACGGAATTGATATGACGGCTGATGAGTGGTTTAAGATTGAAGACCGAGGGATGGGTGAAGATTTAACTATGGAGGAAATAGCTGCAATGGGTCCAGAAGGTAGGGAGTTGAGTAGGAATTGCCCTTCTAATCCATATTTCCCTAAACCCGATATGTCGATGTTTGATGAATCGTTATATGACGGTTACAAAATCAAAGGTAAGAAATGACAGCCGACGAATGGTTTGAGATTGAAGAACGCGGAATGGGCGAAGGTTGGACGATGGAAGAAGTTGCAGCTTTAGGTCCAGAAGGAAGGGAGTTTCATAGAAATGCCCCGTATAATCCTTACTTTCCTAAACCGGATATGTCTATCTTTGATGAAGACCTTTACGACGGTTATAAGATAAAAGAAAAGAAGAATGCCGGAAAAGAAAATTGATGGTATAAGAACCCCTTTGGTATCGCGTCTTATTGGAGTGAAAAGATACGTGAAAGACCCTATCAGATACCCGAAAATACAATGTGGTTATGAAGGGCTTGCACAGACCATGTTTGCCACACAATCGGACGCGATGATAAAGGAGCTTGTAAAGGAAATGATTAAAACGGTTGAAAGATGATATTCTCACCGGAAGAGATACAAAAACTGTATGATATAATAGACTACCGTCTTGCAAGAATTGTAGCCGATGTAATGGGGGATGAACTGTTGACACCGGAAGACAAGTCTTTGTTAAGACGGTATGGCTATAAATGGAGAAGGGAGATAGAAAAGTTACCACCCTATTTTCAATCCTATCTGTTTGGAAGGTTGAGTGCACAACTGACGCCTTCCCAATTGTCTACACTCAATTTTGACGATTTTACCAAGTATATAGACCGTCATCAATGGGCGGCACTTACATCTTTGGAACAGGAAGTGTATTATGCGGCAGCAACACGCACATACTCCTATATAAAGACGATGGGGGAACGGGCAAAAACGATAATGTCTAATGCCGTATCGGAAGAAGAGGTAAAAGTTCTTGTGGAACAGCAAAGACAATTGGAGCTTGGAACGATAAAGAAGGAAATGATAGAAGGCGTTCTGAAAAAGAAGTCCGTGCAGAATATTGTCAGTAATATAGGGCATTCCTTGGAAGACTGGAACCGTGATTGGGGGCGTATAGTGGAAACCGAGATGCAGAACATCTATCAGACTGGGGTAGCCCAGCAGATAATGAAGGAACAGGGAGCGGACGCGCTTGTATATAAAGAGGTATTCAGTGGAGCGTGCCAGCACTGTATAAAGTTTTACACCACGGCAGGGATAGGAAGTAAACCGAGGATATTCAAGCTTATAGACCTTATAAACAACGGGGACAATATAGGGAAGAAAGTTAAAGATTGGAAACCAGTGTTAAATAGTGTTCACCCATTCTGTCGTTGTGACCTTAAGGAGGTACCTAAAGGTATGGTTTGGAATGACGAGACGCATTCGTTTGAACCGCCTAAAGAACCATACAAGAGACAGGTAGAGAGAAAGAGTAAAGTAAAAATATATGTTGGAGATAAAAAGTTTGAGGTATGAGGTTCGGATATAAAGGAGATGTAGAGGTGTTGACCCTACGGAAGACAAGGGTAACAAAGGAATATGTAAAGGAAAGCGCGGAAGAGGTGGATGTGTACAACTGGGAGATTGTCCCGGTACGTCTGGACCAGATAAAGGAGGATGAGTATGTATTACTCTATTGCATGATGAACAGTACGAACCTATTCAAGAAGGGGGTAAAGTGTATCGATTTCAAAGGCGAGATGGAAAATATTGTGTTAGACAATGGAGCGATAATTTCTGTATGTGAAGATGCAAAACATCTCGTTTTTACAATGCCGCATCAAGTAACGATACCGCTTGTTGATGAAAAGACATTCGATGAATGGACCGATGAAGATTGTTTTGGAATAAATAGCGGAAGCAGTCGAAGGGGTGCTGATAAGGAGATAGAACAAGGAGATGTAGAGGAATACATAAAATTCTATAATGATAATCCGGAATATATGCATATGGGTGTGAGAACGGTAAAGATAAAGGAAAGAGGATTATCATTATATGAAGGGAAACTGTATAACATAGAGGCTGGTCCCGAATACGCGCTTATAACTAAAAAAGGTTTGTTTTTGAAAACGGAGCATTGATATGATGGAAGGAGGGTTTAATACCGGGTTTGTGGAAATAAGGACGCTTGAAGGCGAGAAATTCCTAAAGGATATAAGGATTAATGAAGCCGTAAAGACAAGACATTCCTATACGCTTGCAAACGGTCTGCATGTACGCGAAATGAAGCCACGCGAATCAGTGTACAACATTTATTTTATCGCTGGTAAGGAAGGTGTGCTTAACAGAGTGTCTGGTGAACAGATGGTATGGACGTATGGAAAGAACTATCTTGTTCCGGTAAAAGTAAAGGAATTGAACATTTCCGACAGAATTGTTCTGTATGGGAACAAGAGGGGTAGGATTGACCGGATAGAAAAGGTGGAGACACTTAACAGGTATTTTTATAAGCCCGAATTGAAGAAAAACACTTCCTATTATATTGATAATGTCTGTATTTTTGGATAGATTGTGCAAATTTCGTATTTTAGCAAAAAATTTGTAGCTATGAATTTAAAGAAATTATTTCATTTACAGACAGCAGAACAAAAGGTGTCTGAATACAGGGAGTTGCTGAGACGCTCCGAAAAGATAGAAGCAAGAACAGAAGAGCTTGCAAACGAATTTGCCGAAAGAAGCCATGTATTGAAAAGCTTCTCCCTGCTTGACAAGGACGAAAGAGAGATTTCGGAAGAGAAATACAACGAGTTCTTGAAGGAACATACTTCACGGGTTGCACAATTGCAGAAAGACAGGGACAAGGTTTTCAAGGCCATTGCCGAATTCCAGAAAGACGAAGATATAGCGGAAGCCATTGCGGATGTATATGCAGTTCATGTAGCAAAGAAAGCATGGAAAAGTAAGAAGCTTTCCAAAAGCGCATACGATGATATCATGAAGGCAAAGACCGGGGTAGTCAAGTATGCGGACGTGCTTTTGTTCAGAGGCGGTAAGTTGCTTATCTTACAGAGAGCAGGGGAACACATGAACTATACGCCCGATTGGTGCATACCGGGGGGACATGTGGACGAGGGAGAAGATTTCCGTACAGCCGCACAAAGAGAACTTTTCGAGGAGACCGGAATAGACGTTCCGGAAGATACTCTTATGGAGGTCGGTGTAGCCAAAACGAAGAATGCGGAAATTCATTATTTTATGGGGCACGTTGATGATGAATCCCCGGCTTTCGTGGTGGTTGACGGTGAGGAAGAAATCGGCAGTATGTGGATTGACCCGGATACCGAACTGGAAGACTACGACTTCATCTTTGACATGAAAGACAATATCAAGAAGATTTTGGGACTGGAAGTGCAACCCAGCCCGGTAGAAATCGTGATGAAGGCTTTCCAGGAAAAGAAGGTGACGGAAGACGTGGTAAAGTCCGTGTGCGAGAAATACCCTAAGGAGATACGGAAAGCGAACAACAAGACCGATTTTTCACACAGTGAAAGAAAGGACCTTGCAAAGAAAGGCGAGGCAATGCCGAACGGGAAATATCCTATCAGAAACAGCCAGGATTTGAAGGACGCTATCAAGTTGTCCGGTGCTTCTGATATGCCGAAAGAAAAGGTGCAGGCATGGATTAAGAAACGCGCTAAAGAGCTGGGTCTTGAAAGCGAATTGCCGGAAGAATGGAAAAGTAAGGAAGTTGAAAAGACGATGGACTGTAACGATGCGAATGCTATTTGCAAGGAAGATTTGGACGACAAGCCAAAAGGCCCGGAAGGTGACGGAATAGCAAAGAACGAGGAAACGGAAACTACGAACGAAGAAGCGAACAGCGAGGAAATAGAGAAGTCGGAAGATGGACTGACGGTTTCTATGAAGTTTTCTTCTGTGGAAGACGCGATGATATTCAAAAGTGTTATTTCCGAAATGATTCAAGAGGGGAAAGTGAAAGCCGATGTACTGGAAAAGGCAAAGAAGGAGGACGGTATGTATGCCGTATTTGCCGATTTCGCTAATTTCCTGGAAGGCGTTAAGACCCGTTCAAAAAACGTGCATTGGAAAGAGGAAGACAATGCCAAGCACAAGTATCTGGACGATTTGATAGATGAACTTTCCGACTATGAAGATAAGATAATGGAAGCCGGACAAAGCGGTTTCGGCCGTTTCAAGGACGGGGAGATAAACGGTGAAGAAATAGAGGTTAACGACCCTATAGAATTGGTTGACCTTATTATAGACCGCACAAGGGAATTCTATTCCAAGCTTGACAATAACCCCGAATATGCCGGGGAAAAGTCGTGGGTGGAAGATTTTATGGCAACACTCAAGCAAACTAAATATCGTTTACAATTACATTAACTGTTTTGGGGAGGGGTGTAAACACCCCTTCTTTTTATTAAAGGAAGACATGGAAAAGGATATACTGAGTTTGTGGATAATTATCTAAAAGCGAAGGGTGAATAATTTTTGCATAAAACTTTGGCTATTTGCATAAAAATCCATACATTTGAATCGGTAAAGCTGTAAATATATTTTAGTTATTGTAATATATTGATTATTAGATATTTACAGAAACATGTTTATTTCAATTCGTTGGATTACAGAGTATTAAAAGATGTTTGAGGTAGATTCAAAATTCAATTTTTTCACAGAGGCAAACTTTGAGAAATCAGATTTCAATCCTATGGATTACCCGGTAGGGGACGATAGAAGGTATGAAAAAATGATTTTTGAAGGTTTGGCGTCCGATTCTTCCATAGATTCGGAGGATGAATCTATGAATCCCAACGGATTTGTAATAGACCGCTTTTTAAAACACGGTCTTATTAATTTGGACCATTTGCCGTCAAGAAGTCCTATCAATAAATCAAGGTTCTGGATAGGACATCCATTAGACGCATATGTAAAGAATAACAAGTTCTACGTGCGTTGCCAGTTATGGAAGAAATCACCGGAAGCAAGAGCGTTTTATGACAAGGCACTGGAAATGCTTGCAAGCGGTACAGACCGGAAGCCGGGTTTCTCCGTTGAAGGAAGAGCACTTGAAAGAGACAAGAACAATCCTAAAAAGGTGACAAAAGCGCTCATAACAAACGTAGCAATGACAATGACGCCCGTAAATGCAAATTCGTTTGCCGATATAGTAAAGGGCGTGCAGACAGTAGATTTCGTAGAGGACAATAAAGAAGAAATTAACAACGGTTCTAATAACGTTCTTGTAGAGCTACAGAAGGACGGATATAATATAAAAATAGACAAATCTTTCAACGTTACCATTAACCCTATCATAGTGGAAAGAGACGAAAGATTTCAAGAGCTTTATAATTATTATCTGAACGGTAATGTAGGATTGAACGTTATAAAGGACTATTTGAGAACCGTTAATAAATAAGTTTGTACACAATTAAAAGTTTAATAAAGATGGACGAAAAATATTTGAACGACCCTATCGTATCTCTGATGAAGTCTATGGGATTTTCTGACGAGTACATTATGGCGAACGTGAAAATCGAAAAGTCTGAAAACGGAGCAGCAGCAGGAGACCATGAATCCGAAACCAAAGAGGAAAAGGATATCAACAAGTTGGAAAAGGAAGCCGTAAAGGACGAAGAAAAGGTGAAGGAAGACGAAAAGAATACTGCTAAGGATAAGAATGCAGAAGACGAAAAAGTGGAGAAATCCGACAAGGAAGACATCATGAAATCATTGGGTTCTGTATTTGCACCTTTGATGGAGAATTTCCAAAAGTCTATTGACAAGTTCCAGGAAACAGTGGATGGTATTAACGACAAATTGGACAAAATGTCTGGCGTTACTCCTATGTTCCGTTCAGAAGGACTTAACAATATGACAGCTATTCAGAAATCTTTCGAGGAAAGAAAGGACGAAGCAGGTAAATACGAAGTTAATGTAGTGAAAGACAGACCTATGGCCGTAAAGCTTATTGAAAAGTCTTTGGAAGAAGCACCGGAAGATATCGCTAAGTCACTGGAAAGTGATGCACTGGCATATCTTATCAACCCGGATGCTGAAATAGTAGGCGAGAACCTGGCACGTTACATGTATGAGAAAAACGGTGTAAAATTCGTGAAATAAACTCTATTAAATAAAAAGAATATGGATTTGTATAATTATAGCAATCAAAACGGTACTGGCGATGTACTGGGCGGCATGGATTCGGCAGAAATCTTGAAAGCGATGGAAGCAGGTCTTAAGACCGGAATGCAGTATAACAACGAAATCAATAATGGTGGTGGTTTGAAAGTTGAATCCCTGGATTCAGTCTTGAAGATTCTGGGCAACCGTATGAACCAGTTGGTTTATTACATGGAAATGCCTAAACATAAGATTGACAACACTGTACACCAGTACAACCAGTTGTACAAGTATGGTGAGGAAGTCGGTATTTTCAATGCAGAAGGTGAAACTCCGCAGGAAACCGATTCTCAATACAGACGTAAATCAATCGTAACCAAGTTCATGGGTGTTTCCGGACAGGTTACACATCCGGGAATGTTGGTTAAATTGGCTGGCAATATGGACATGTATCAGAAAGAAGTCGAGAATAAGACTATCCTTCTGAGTACCATTATCGACACACGTCTTGTTGACGCTGATTCTTCTTGTGTAGCCGAGCAGTTCGACGGTGTTTTCCGTCAACACATGTTGGGTATCAACGAAATGGACGGTGGCACGGCAGAAGGCAAGACTTCTGAACAACTGTTAGACGGTTACTTCAACAGCCCGGCAGTTATCGACGCACAAGGTTCTGTATTGAACGACAGTCTGATTCAAGACGCTGCAAACGTTGTAGTGAACGTTTATAACGGTTATATCGACCGCATCATTTCTAACCCGATTGTGTTCAACAACTACGTTAAGATGTTCCACGAAAGCAAGCGAGTTATTGTAGGTCTTGCTGCCTCTGTAACTGGTGCAACAATGGGACAGTCTGTAAACGACGTTACAACTCAGTTCGGTAAGATTAACATCAAGAATGACCGTTTCTTCGACGAACGCAAGCCTATTATGGTAGGCAAGGGCGCCACAAGTGCTAAAGCCCCGGTTACACCGACAAAGGGAACAGTAATTACAGCAAAAGTCGCAGACACAAAGACCAACTTCGGACAGCATGCAGGTTCTTATGGTTACCTGGTAACTGCAAAGAACCGTTACGGTGAATCTGCACCTCTGAATATTATTGATGGCGGTGCACAGGCTGTTGCGGCTACTGAATCACTGGAATTTGGATTTACCGCTGGTGTAGGTGGTGCATATCCGGCTACTTGCTTCGTGGTATACCGTACCAAGAAGAATGCGGTTCTGAATGCAAACACCGAATACTATCCTATCTTTGAGGTTCCGGCTTCACAGATGGCAACAGGTTATGACGGTGCAGCCGCAAATTGTGTACGTGACCGCAACCGTATTATTGCAGGTACCAAGTCAGCTTTGGTATACTACAATGACAGTCAGATTAATGAATACTTGCAGTTTGCAGACACCATGAAGATGGACTTTGCCGTTACATCTCCAAGCAAGCGCTTTGCAATTCTGAACTATGGTACCCCGGTATTGTATCAGCCAGCAAAGATTGTACGTATCGTTAACATTGGTGAGGAAGGCTTGTAATTAGCTTGATATAAATTTATAGGTTTAAAAAGTGAAAAGTGAAAGGGAGGGAGTAATTGAACTCCTTCCCTTTTTGTTTAAAAATTAGTATTATGGAAAAAGTAGTTGTAAAAAGCCGGGTGTATAACAACCATAAAATTATGCTTAATGGTGGTCCGGTACAGTTTGTTAACGGTAGAGCGGAAGTATCGGAAGAACTCTATCAAGAAATAGTAAGCCGTAAACTTCCCGATATTTACAAGGAAGGTGAGGAACCGGAATTCAAAACACGCCTTGAAGAAAAACTTCGTTCGGAAGTGAAAGAAGGGAACAAGGAATTCGAGGAAGAAATCAAGCGCCTTAAAAATATCATTGAGGCACAGAAGGTCGATATTTCCAGAAAAGAAAAGGAAGTGGAGATGTGGAAGAAATGCGTTGAGGAACTGAAAGCAGGAAAGCAAGAAACGGTTGCGCCAGCAGCCCCCGAACCAGAAACGAAACCAGAAGAAGAAACTCCTATCAAGCAAGAAGAGGACGACGAGGTGAAGACGGCTCTTAAGAAAATGAAGGTGGACGAACTGAAAGAGCTTGCAATGACAGAAGACGGAGGTTCTTTCAAGGAAGAAGACCTTAAAGGCAAAAAGAAAGAGGAAATTATAGATATGATTTTGTCTAAATAAAAATACTTTACAAGGATGGGTCAATTAACTTTTACGATAAAATACAAGAAAAATTCCGGACTTGTGCTGTCTGTAGCCGAGATATGGCAGACATACCTATATGGAATAACCATTGATGGAGGGCAGGGAGCATCATTTACGGACGAATCCATGCGTTTCTATATAGAATCAGCACAAAGAGAGGTTGAAAACTGGTTCAACTTGAAATTCTGTAAACAGTTAATTGACCAGTCTTTGACTTATTATCAGAAGGATTATTGGCAGCAATTCCCTATATTGTTCCCGTCATATCCGGTAAGGGAGCCGTTAAGTATGATTGGGATGCTCAATAAGATAGAGCAGATTATATATCCGCAAGGCTGGCTGTCATGCGAGTATGACAGTGGCATGGGACAAGGGAAAAGAAGGCTGAGTGTTGTGCCTACCGGGTCTTCTACGACACAAGGAAACGCGGAAATCATATTGACGGGTATAACGTCACAGATAGGTATGCAGCGTTTCCAGTATATACCGGATTATTGGAGGGTACAGTATATAACCGGATGGGACGTGGACCAGATGCCTATGGACTTGATTAATCTGTTGGGAAAACTTGCATCTTTATCACCTTTGGGAATTGCTGGTGACTTGATTCTTGGTATTGCAGGTGTTGCCGGACAATCTCTAAGCATAGATGGATTAAGTCAAAGTATAAGTACAACGGCTTCTGCTACATCTTCGGGATATTCGGCCCGTATATTGGAATATCTGAAAGAGATAAAAGAAACGGTAGGAAGGTTGAAGTTGGTGTACGATGAAGTAAAATTTGCAGTATTCTAAGTTATGGGAGAAACAAGAAACATATTACAGTCCCCGTCTTCTGGATTGAGTAATTTCCGACCGGAATTTTTCAAGTCGGAATTTGACAAGGCGATACAAGCCAAAGGTTACGACGTGGAGATAATGCGTGCTTTGCGTTGTCCGTGTCATGGGAAAGAATCTGCATTGCCGGACTGTCAGAACTGTTTCGGTACGGGATATTTCTATGTGAATGCGATACACACAAAGGCGCTTATAACGGGAATTAATTTCACCGATAAATACAAGTCATGGAGCCAGGAGCTTTTAGGTACAATGGCGGTAACAGTGAGGGATATAGACAAGGCGAATTTATCCTATTATGACAGAATATCATTTAGAAATGAAATCTCGTATTTTTCTGAAAATCTTCCTATAAGATATGACGATATGGGGCAACCGTTTGTATTTACCACATACAAACCAGTACAGGTATTGGCTATGTATTTGTTCGAGGCTTCAAACAAGCCTCTTATAAAGACGGACAAGGGGCATGTAAGCGACGTTAACCCCTATTGTATCATATTGGACATGGAGATAGACGCTTTGCCCGAAAACGGCTTTGTGTCGGTATATTACAAGCATAACCCGGAATATCATGTTATAGATTTGCCGCATGAGATACGCGCTTCATGGGCTACTGACAAGAAAAGTGGGCAACTCAATAAGATAGAGCTTCCGGTTCAAGCCATTGTAAGAAGAAGCCATCTTATAGCGATGGAGAAGCCTAATTTTGACGGTAGCGGTGTGATATATAATGAGGATGTGTAAAAATTTGCTTTTTTGATGAAAAGTGTTTAGATTTGTACAAATTTAAATATTTTGTATTGTGAGAGCAAAGAAAGTTTTGGAAGTCCTGGGTATAAGCCGGGCAACATTATCCAATTATGTAAAGGAAGGAAGGATAAAGACCCATAATTCCGCTACACAATGGATAGATTATGACGATGAATCGGTATATGCGATTGCGTCTAAAGGACAAAGAAAGAATGTAATATATGCAAGGGTTATGAACAAACATAACCTTAACAAGCATATAGAAGCATTGGAAAGGTATTGCAGGGAAAACGGACTGCACGCCAAAGATGTATATAAGGATGTGACGTTTAACGTTACATTGGCGCAAAGAAAAGGGTTCAACAAGTTGTTGGACGACGTGATATCCTATAAGATAGGAACGGTAGTAACACTGAGCCGGAAAAGTCTGTCTGGAACGGACAGTGAGTTTATAGAGATATTGTTTGCAAAGTTCGGGTGTGATATTAGGTATATAACAGAAGAGTAAAATGCTGCCTCTATATGTTGACATATCGGAAACGGTTGCGGAATTCGCGTTGACACCACAAGAAGCGGAATTCCTTGGAACACGTCTTGTTGACGATGTAGTAAAGGAATATATGCGAAGATGGAATGCACTTGTGGATTCCGAACTGCACCAGACACGGGGGATATATCGGTCTGCCATGCAGGTAGACCGGACTTCTGCCACATCTGTAGAATTCGTGTTGTCTGCAAGGGCGGCAGGACCTCTTCCTATGATGCTGGAAGAGGGTGCGACACCGTTTGACGAGAAGATAGGGTTCCAGCGTTCGGACAAGGCAAAGATAAAGAAGGACGGTTTGGGATGGTATCTTACAATACCGTTCAGACACGCCACACCTGGAGCAATAGCGGAATCTGGAATATTCAATTCTGTTATGCCTAAAGACGTGTACGATATGGCACGTAATGCAGGAGGGCAGTCGTTGAAGCTTGCAGACTTGCCGATAAGCCAACAGGTAAAGGGAAGCCGGAAGGAAATAAACATACCTGGAATGAACGTACCGGAATACATGCACAAGTCGGCAAAATATGAAGGTCTTGTAAGGGTTGAGGCTCGAAGTTCGGACCAGGAAAAGAGAGGTCAGTATATGACATTCAGAAGAGTTAGCGACAAGTCAGACCCTACAAGTTGGTTCAATGGCGGTATAACGGCCAAAAAACTTATGGATAGGGCTTTGGAAGAGGCGCAGATAGAATATGTTGCCGAAATGGCGATAGACGAGGCATTAAAACAAATTAAAGGGATATGATTGAGATAGTAAAAGTAAAGCAGTTTATAGTTTCAATATTGAACTATATACCGGAAGATTACAGACTGCACAAAGGAGATGAACAGAATACTTTCCTATACAGACTTCTTAATGGAATGAAGGAAGGGAATTTTGATTTTTACGACCAGGCAAAGAAGCTGTTTTTAAGAGGAATGACAAACCCCCGTAATTTAAGGGTGCTGTTTGAATTCCCGAAAGACAATACGGGATTGCCAGCCTATGTCATAAGGGAGCCGGGAGCGGACCCGGGAGCAGCCAATTCCATAGGAAAAATGAACGGACAGATATACGATGGCGGTGCATGGCAGATAAGAGACAGCCGTTTCCATAACTTTGAGATAATGTGTCTGTCGGACAACATGCTGGAAAGTATAATTATGTCGGAAGTTTTGTATGCGTTGATAATGGGTTCCTACAACTGGCTTTCTACCCAATATGATTTGGTAGAGGTAAGAATAACGGAATTAATGACAAACCAGAATGTATTGCCTATTCCTATTTTCATAAAGTCTGTAAGGTTTGACTTGACTTTGGACCAGATTGTAGGAACACTGGTAAACGAAGAATTGCTTAACAAGATTGCATTTGAGGATGCAGGAATAGCAGCCGAAAAATGGGGTGCGGACAATTATAGCAGGGATTATGAATTGCCCGGTGTAGAATCGGACATTGACAAAATTGTGACTAAATAATTGGTATTAAATTTTAAAATAAAAAGTTTTCTTCTTTACTTTAATATAACTATATTTGCATTATGAGAAAAGCCTATAAATATAAACTGAAACCGAATGAAAACCAGAAGATTTTCTTTGAAAAGTCTTTCGGATGTACTCGGTTTGTTTATAATTGGGCTTTATCAAAAAGAATTGAAGCGTACCAACGAGAAAAGAAGCGTTTATCTTGTGTTGATTTATGTAAAATGTTGACTATCTTTAAAAAGGAAGAAGATAAGCTTTGGTTGAATGAGGTTTCATCCCAATGTTTGCAACAGTCTATCCGGAATATGGATAATGCTTTTATAAGGTTTTTTCAAGAAAAGAAAGGTTTTCCGAAATTCAAGTCAAAGAAAGATAATTGGAAATCTTACAAAGCAATAAACAGTGTCAAGGTAGATTTTAATTCAAATAAAATTCAGCTTCCTAAAATCGGCTGGGTATCATTCTACAAAAATCGGACTTTTGAAGGAAAGATAGGAACTGTAACGGTAACCAAGACTGCAACCGGGAAATATTATGTTTCCGTTCTTGTTGACGACGGGAAAGAGCTTCCTAAAAAACCGGATATAAAGTACGATACAACTGTTGGTATTGATGTTGGGATAAAGGATTTTGCCGTTCTTTCAAACGGACAAGTCTACGAGAATCCGAAATACCTTGAAAGAGCCGAACAAAGATTGAAAGTATTGCAAAGAAGGCATTCAAGGAAGCAAAAAGGAAGCAATAGAAAAGAAAATGCAAGAATAAGGCTTGCAAGGGCTTATGAGAAAGTAACAAATTGCCGTAAAAATTTCATACATCAAGTTACGTCAAGGATTGTTCGTGAAAACCAAACGGTAATCATTGAGGACTTGAATGTAAACGGAATGTTGAAAAATCATAACCTTGCAAAGCACATATCATCTGCAAGTTGGAACGAATTTTTCAGACAATTGCAGTACAAGTGCGAATGGAACGGAAGAAACCTTCTAAAAATCGGAAGGTTCGAGCCAAGTTCCAAAATGTGCACTTGTGGATATGTGAACCATGAACTGAAATTGTCGCAGCGAGAATGGACGTGTCCCAATTGTAACCAATTGAATGACAGGGATTTGTTAGCCGCGATAAACATAAAGAGGTTCGGACTGCAAAGCCAGAACCTTATAGGAGAATCACCCGTGGTAGACGGGATTGTGGACGTGGAGTGGTCGGCAGTAGCCGGGGCGGTGAAGCGTCAATATGTATTTCTGTAAAGTAATATATAATTACCCCGAAAATGTATGAATGTAAGGATTTGATAGGGAAGTTCTTGCAGAATTTCGTAGACAAATAAAAAAGAAAAATAATATGGCATCAACGTTTATTTTCAACGGTCGCCAGATTTCCTTACCAGGTGTTTACTCCACTATTGTAAGTGGGGAAATGAACCCGGCACGAAATCTTGACTATGGAAAAGTCCTTATTATTGATACAGGAAAGTATTCAGCCGGATTTGGTGGCGGTGCTGGTATCAATGGCGAGAATGCGCAGGGACAGAACGCTATCTATACTTTCGACAATATCGCGGATTTTCGTGCTTTCATGAAGGGAGGTCTTTGGTGGAGAGTTGCCGAAGCTCTGTTTGCACCGGACCCTTCAAACCCCGACGCAGTAGGAATTTCCGAACTTGAATTTGTTCGTGCAGCAACAACTACAGGTGCAAAAATGACGTTTGCGACGGCAGCAGGAGGCACGTTTGCGGTAAAAACATTGGACGAAGGTTTGGTAGCCAACGGTTCGTTATTGAACGACGAGTTATTAACAAAGGGTTACGGTATGAACTTTATCGCAGGACGCGAAGACGCTACCAAGTGGATTTTGCAGTTCTGGAGAGGTACATATACCGGAACATACAGCGACGGTTTACCCTACGGAGACATCACGCAGGAAAACAGTGACCCCGAACTTGTTCTTGAATCACCGGAATTCAAGAATATGCAAGAACTTGTGGATTGGGCACAGAATGATTCTAATTTTGCTTTGGCGTTCGTACTTGATTCAACTACCAATGTAGAAGGAAATGGTGAGATTACCGAAGGGGACATTACAACGGCACTGGATGGTAAGCCTTATATTTTGGCGGTAGGAGGTACAGAAAGTTTCGACATGGACGACTTTAACGCTGTACTGGACCAGATTGTAGGTTTGGACTATAGTAATGTCATTCTGGACCAGGTAGGAGAAAATGCCTATTCAGCTACGACAAAAGCATACATTACACACATGAACGGTGCAGCCAAATTCCAGCATTTCCTCTATGTGGCAGGATATGACAAGGGAGCCGATTTCTCAAAAGAAATCGATTTGGCGAAAAAGTTTGACAGTTCGTTCGTGCAGCTTGTACATGGTGGGGCAGGTGTGGTATCCGCATTCGATGCGCAGAAAATCCGTTGGTGGGGTGTAATGTATAACTTGTGCGCGATTGTGGGTCGTATCAGTGGAAAACCGCCTTATGTACCGCCCACATTCAAGACTATCGGAGTTGACAGACTGCAACACTCATTGACTGAATCGGAGAAGAAGAAGGCATTGAAATACGGTATTTTAACAACCGTATTGAACGACTACACCGGAAAGTTCAATATCTTGCAGGGTGTGAATACATTGCAGGACAACGCCAATCTGTTCAATGCAAAAGGGCAGTCCTATTCCATTCAGTTTATGCGTATCGTCGCACAAATCAATAAGGAATTGATTGTAAATGCGACATTGGATTTGCTGGGACAGGAAAACGGTGTTAACGCCAATACACTGACAGCAGGAGCGGTTAAAGACTGGACTGTGGCATACTTGCAGTCAAGAACTGCAACGGACGCACAAGACAATCTGATTTTGTCGTTCAAAGACGTAGTGACAACAAGAAAGGAAGACGCTTATTTCACCACTTACAAAATTGTGGTAAATAACGAAATCACCAAGTTGTTCTTTACAGGTTACTTAATTCGTGGATAAAACAAACCCTAAAAATTAGAAGATTATGGCAGTTTTTACAGCGCCTAAAGCGTATATTAAAATAGATAATCAAGTAGCCGGGTTTGTTCGTAATCTGCAATTTGCAGAAAACATCACCCGTGCGAATGTACAAGGGCTTGGCTCACTCCTTAACCAGGAGGTTCCGGCCGTACAGTATCAATGCACATGGACGGTAGACCAATTCTTTATTGACTTCAAGCAGCCAGTAATGGAAGGCATGATGCACCGTCTTGGTTCCGTCAAGTCTATTGTAGACACCTTGATTTTGGGCGAGCTTGGTTTTGCCATTGCTATTTACAGCAAGACAATTCAGAGCCAGGATTCGACTACAAAGATGGTGACAGCAGTAGACCCTACCGGACAGACTATGTGCATGTTGAATCCGTGTTTTGTAAATAATCAAAATTTTTCATTGCAAGAAGCTGGCATTGCCGGGTATTCTATATCGGGAATCTATCTTTACCCCGTATCAACTTTGGAACTTTAATTTTGATTATAAACAATTGATAATTAGGGAGTTACAATTTAGTAACTCCCTTTTATTTTTGGTTATAAATAATTACAAATTGGATTAATTATAGAATAATAAAATGTTATGTAATTTGTAAAATATTTTTATTATAGTGAATTATTGGTATTGTGAAATGATGTTAATAAATCCACAATAAAGACATAAGCACTTGCGTATGTCATAACATAATCTTATCTTTGCAATGTGATAAGGAAAGAAAGTCAAACAAATAAAAGATAAAAGATATGAAATCAAATGTAGAAAGAATGACGGAAGATTTGAAAAAGGTGTTGTTTTCAAATGTATATAGCTTTGAGATTGAAACGAAAGATATAGTTTTCGGATTTAATAAGGTATTGAAGAAAAGAACTAAATCAATGGCAAAGGCTATAGCTTTGGAACAAAAACTGAGAAAAGATATTGGACGCTATTTGTCCAGTACGGTAGTGATTGCTTCTGTAAGAATGTATAAAAACGGAGAGTTGAAATGCGAATTAAAAGCTAACAATTTTTGATTGTCAAACAAATAAAATTTTGAAGTTATGAACGTTTACAGCAAGTTTTGTCCGAATGTATTTTTAGCAAAGTGCGAAGAAAAGTATGAAAAGGGAGAAGTTATCGAAGTAACAACCAAGTATGGAAAGGAAAACGAATGTATTGTTTTCAATCTGATATACGAAAAGGATGGATTCTATTACTATTCGATAGTACGTGCAGACGGGTTCAATGTCCAGGAATGGGCGAAGCAAAGAGCAGAAAGACGCAGAATGTGGGCAGCTTCGGCAGAGCAAAAGAGTAATGAGTATTACGAGAAATCCAATAAAGATAGAGACTTCCTATCATTGGGAGAACCTATCAAGGTCGGACACCACAGCGAAAGAGGACATAGAAAAATGATTGACGAAGCCTGGAACAATATGGGCAAAAGTGTTGAGTTCAGCGACAAGGCTGTCGAACATGAAAGAGTAGCCAAGTATTGGGACAAGAAAGCGGAGGTAATTAATCTATCCATGCCGGAAAGTATAGACTATTACGAGCACAAGTTAGAGAAAGCCAAAGAATATCACGAAGGCTTGAAGTCCGGCAAATATCCACGTGAACATTCCTATTCTTTGACTTATGCGAAGAAGGCGGTTAATGATATGCAAAAGAATTATGACACAGCAAAAAGATTGTGGGGAGAACAAGAGGATTGAAACAGCCATTGAAAGGATAATAGAATATCTTTTCAATTACACTCCCAATTTTAAAAGAACCCGGTCAAAAATAGAACTCATGGAAAAGTTCTGGGAGAAGACCGGGATTTCCTCTAATAGGGCATTATGGGAATATATGGTGTTCCAGGGTGCCATGATAGAGAATAGCAGATATAGAGAGATAATATTTGAACCATATAACTTGATAGGTCCGAAAGCAATAGAGAAATGGAACAAGAGAAGTAAATACCAGGTATTCAGAGCCAATAAATACCAACGTGAAAGAGGATGGATAAGCCCGTTTAAGGAAGAGGAAGAGGGTTTATCTGAAAGATACAGGGAGATGTTGAGGAAAAAGTATTGGAACAAGGAGAAGGGGTTCATACTTTGCAGCCAGTACGGAGGATGGTTATTCGACAAAAATAGATGCAAGGATTGTATATTTTATAAGGCTTGTGAAAAATGACATACTAAAAGTTTATGTTATCAAATAATATTTGTATATTTGTGCCATGAAAAAGACAGTGGGTAACTATATAGAACTTTGCACTAAAAATTATATAAATAAATAGGAAATTTAAAATATTCTATTTATATTTGCGATATGTATTTAACGGAGCAACATATAATAACAGTCAATGACAAGAGGTACAAGGATTTAGACCGGATTTGTTTTCTATCCAAGAACTTGTATAATGCGGCTTTATATATCATAAAGCAGGAGTTTCTTGTTTCCGGGAAATGGATAAGGTCTATAGAACTTAATAAAAAGATGGTTGCAGAAAACAATGTTGATTTTAGGGCTATGAGCGGTTCCTCTTCCCAGCAAATTTTAATGGCTTTGGATAAGAATTTGAAATCTTATTTTTCAGCCATTAAAGCATGGAAAAGGGATAACAAGAAATTTACTGGATGTCCTAAATTTCCGAAATACAAACATAAGACAAAAGGAAGAAATGTATTTTCTTATTCTTATGTGCAATTCAGACATAAAGGAGAATATATTTACTTTCCAAAGAAAGAAGGTTTGCAACCATTGAAAACCAGATGTAAGGAAGGAACGGTTAAGCAAGTCAGATTTGTTCCGAAAGCAGACTGTTATGTAATAGAATTGGTGTATGAATCGGAGGTAAAGGAACAGTTACCGGATAACAATAGATATATGTCTATTGATTTGGGGGTTAACAACTTTGCTTCTATTGTAACGAATACGAGCAATAAGGCTGTTTTGATAGATGGAAAGAAATTAAAGTCTGTCAATCAGTATTATAACAAGAAAAAAGCTAAAGTTCAATCACAATTAAAGAAAACAAATGGAAAGGAAAATTCGAGACGGTTAATGAACCTTACAAGAAAGAGAAACAATAAGGTCAAGGATTATTTGCATAAGGCAAGCAAGGAAATTGTAGGCATGTGCCTGGAAGACAACATAACGACATTGATAGTGGGACATAATGACGGATGGAAACAGGAAGTGAATATGAGTAAAAGAAACAATCAGAATTTTGTTTCAATTCCGTTTGAGACGTTCATATCAATGTTAAGGTATAAATCTGAAAGACAAGGACTAAGATTTGTTGAAATAAACGAATCTCACACGTCGAAATGCAGTTCTTTAGATTTAGAGGAGATAAAACATCATGATAGTTATGTTGGAAAGAGAGTAAAAAGAGGTCTTTTCAGAACAAAGAACGGGATTTTACTCAATGCAGATATAAACGGAGCCTACAACATCATGAGAAAAGTAAAAGGGGATGCAGCAATGCCACCCTATAGAGGGTTTGGGTATAACCCAGTTAAGAAATTTATTAACAAATAGATACAAGTGTAAACATGTATATAATTACCAAGACAGTGAAGGAAGAAGTAAGACCGTGTGTTTCTTGTAAGGAGAATCATTTCATATACGACCGTAACAGATGGTTATGTAAGGAATGCTACGACAATAGAAAGAAATTGAAGTTGAACCGCGCTTTATTGAAGGAAGAGGAAAACAGGCTTAACGAAGTGTTTGTTAAGGTATGGGAGGAGAACCCCCACTATTGTTTCCATTGTGGAAAGTGGCTGGGGCTTGAAATGAAACCTATTTTCTTCTCCCATATATTGAGTAGGGGCGCGCATCCCGGTTTACGTTGTGACCCGGAAAACATAGTTTTGGCATGTATGGAATGCCATCAGATATACGATTTCGGAGACAGAAAAAGTCTTAAGAATCAGATACCGGAAGAAAGGATAGAAAAACTTTTGGAGAAAGAGCATGGAAAAAGATGTTGATATATTGATAGGATGTGCGGAAGTGTTTAACGCTATAGGACTAAAAAGGGTATCCAGAATGATAGTGGATTATCTGGAGAACCCCAATAGTGATAAAGCGGAAATATTTCAGAAAGAGGTTGAGGTATGGAAAGAATACGAGGAACGTTCAAAAGGCAGGATGTTTGTATTCAGTGACGGGGAACACGCCCTTATGAAGTATTTCATAATATCGTATGAAAAGGACTGGTATTCGGACGGGAACCCGGCTATAGTGATAAACAGGCTGGAAGATGAAAGCGCGTCATTCAAGGATAACCCTATAAAGAATTTATGGGTTGTGTACAAGAGCGAGGAGGAAAGGGATAAGGATTTTGAAAGGTTGCTGATGATAAAATGATGAAGATATGAATTACGGATTATCCTATAAAGGTAGCAAATCGCGTATAGCTAAATGGATTGTTGAGGCACTTCCTTCTGCTGATGTATGGGTAGAGCCTTTTGCCGGGGGATGTGCAGTCACTCATGCAGCTATTTTATCGGGGAAATATAAAAGGTTTATCATAAATGATATAACGGACAGCGCAAAGTTTTTCGTTGATACAGTAAATGGGAAGTTCAAGGATGAAAACCGATGGATAAGTAGGGAGGACTTTTTCAGATTAAAGAAAGATGATGCGTATGTAAGACTATGTTTTTCTTTCGGCAACAATCAGAGAACCTATTGTTATAGTGAACAGGACGAACCATATAAAAAGGCTTTTCACTATGCGATATGTTTTGACGATTTTAGTCTGTTTGAAAATATGGGTGTATCAATTCTGGAAGATGTATTTAAAGGATGTTCTTCTACTAAAGACAGAAGACGTGCGATAAAGGATATTTTGGTAAGATACAAATACCCCGATAATTTGCAGAGATTGCAAAGTATGGAACGACTGGAAAGACTTTGGAGTTTGCAAAGTCTAAAGGGGATGGGTGATATTGAGGTTTTCCAAGGTGATTATAGGGAATTGGAAATACCTAAAAAAAGAGAAATGCGTAATATATTGTGACCCACCCTATATTAATACCGAGGGGTATTTTACTAATTTTAGTCATGAAGAATTTTATGACTGGGCGAAACAGCAGAAAAATTGTTACATATCGGAATACTGGATGCCCGGTGATTTTGAATGTGTGGATTATATAAATAAAACAGTGTTATTTTGTGGTAATACGGGAGCCTCTCTTAAACAAGAGGGGATTTGGATTTCTAAAAACTAAAAAGTATGGGAAAATTTTTAATAGAAGATGTAAACGCGAAAGGATTGCTTATCTGGATGAACGACAATTTTCGGAAGCAGAACGGGAAACGGTTTACCCGTAATGATGTGCAGGCGTATATAATGAGAGGGCATTTACCCGAATACTTGGGAGGAAACGAAATTGTGGTAACCCCTAAAAAGCATTGTACGATAAAGATGTATAATGTATTGGAAAATGATAATAACCCGGTAGTGGAAGAGTAAAATTTATTTACATGAAAACAAGTAGTAATTTCGTGATTGTCTATGACTTTGAGACCGGGGGACTGCCAAGCAAGGATAAACAGGCGTTTCTGGATATCCCCCTGGTTGAAATGGCTATGTCGTGTATAGACATGAAAAAGTTGGAAATAATAGACCGTGTAGAAATGATATTCCCGTATAACTACAAGGAAGGACTTGCAGGATATTCGGAAGAAGCAACGTCAGTACACGGTATAACAAAAGAGGTCCAGGACGAGAATGCGGTACCATTGAAAGAGATATACGGTACATGCAAGAAATGGTTTACCAAATACAAGAACCCACGTCAGATGTGCACGCTTGCAGGGCACAATATCGTAGGGTTCGATAACCCGTTTCTGAAAAACTTCTTCGCTTACATGAACGATAATATAGACAATTACGTAAAATACTACATAGACACGATGCAGTTTGCACACATGGCGTCTTTGGAACAGATGGACTACAAGCTGGGTACATGCTGCCAGAATGCAGGCATAGACCTTGTGGAAGCGCACAGGGCACAACATGATGTGGATGCGAATGCAATGTTGTTTATTTCCTACGTGAAGAAGTTAAGGGGTGAAGGTGTGGAAACGGTGCAGAAGAAAGAGAGGAGATATAGAGAGGACTTTCAATTATGTTGACAGGTGACGGAAAAGGAATACTTACAAACAACCAGCTTACATATCTGTACAATGCAGTAGACAATATCATAGAGAGACTGCCGGAAAAGGCGCTTAACCAATTGCTTGAAGGGTATGGAAACGACGTTGACACCATGCTTAGAGAAATGGTCCATCAGTCGGAAAAGGCGTTGTATCTGGGCCGTACTATGGATTCGGAAAGCTTGTCTTATGTGGATAACGTGAAAGCCTCTATGGACAATACTCTTAAGATATTGTCACTCAATTATTTTATAACAACCATGCTTCCCAAGTTTCGGTTAGGATGGCGTAACATAGAGTGGTCCAATTTGACGCAATTATATCCGTGGAGTTGTTATCTATGCGCACGCGCGAGTGGCAAGTGTATGAGTGCTGATACATTGGTTGTAATGTTTGACGGGTCTTTGAAGAAAATTCAAGACATAGAAGTTGGTGATAAAGTGATGGGTGTTGATTCAACACCGCGTACAGTGCTGCAATTACATAAAGGGATTGCGCCTATGTATAGGGTGGAACAGTCCAAAGGAATGACTTATGAAGTGAACGAAGGGCATTTGCTCTGTTGTTATTACAATGGTTATTTTATCGATGTAGAGGTAGACGCTGTATATAGACAACAAAAAGACATAAGAAAGTTGTTTCTTGGATATAAGGTCAAGGATATAGGAGAAAAAGAATCGGAATTCGATTATTCTTCGTTGAAAATTGAACCTATTGGAGAGGGTGAATATTACGGTTTTGCGTGCGATGGAGACCATAAGTTTTTATTGGAGGATGGGACGGTTGTACATAACAGTTATCAATGGTCTTATGCCTTTATTTTGTGGCGTTTATGGTCCTACACAAGACCGACCGCCTACAGACAGGACACGGTAGACAATGCCAACAGGAAAGAAACATGCTATATTACCAACACTTTTACACTGGCAAAGGTGCAGATAGCGAAAGTAACGGAAGAGATAGAGGCAAACGACTTGATAAAGGAAAAACTCAACCCCTATAACAAGGCTTCAATCGGAGAAACAGCCATAAAGACGGAAACCGGAAGTACGTTACATGTGCGAGGTAAGGATTCAATGATTCGAGGTCTGCACGTGGGGGCTTGTTTGTGTGACGATATGCCGGACGAAAGCTCTCTATATTCGGACGAACAAAGGGAGAAGTTGAAAGAACTTTTGAAGGGTACAATAGAGCCGATTGTGGAACCATACGGGTATTTCCTTGTAACTGGTACACCCTATTCTTCTGCACCGAATGAATTGTATCAGATATTGAAGGCAGACAAGCGTTTCTATTGTTTTGAATATCCGATATTGTTTCCGGACGGTAGACCGTTAGCGCCGGACAGATACACGTTTGAACAGATATTGGCGAAAAAGGAAGAGCTTGGAACGATTGTGTTCAACCGTGAATACTTGGTGGTTCCTATCAGTGACACGTCAACGATATTTCCGTATGAATATCTGATGCGTAGCGTTATAGGAATGGAAACGATACGTTTTGCGTCAAGTATAGACGATTTTCCTTTCAAGCTTACAAGGGTACATATAGGTGTGGACTTTGCGGTTTCCGGTAATATTGGAGCGGACTATACAGTGTATTCGGTATGGGGCAAAGATGCGATGGATAACTACTATTTGTTGTACTATTACCGGAAGCGCGGTATGTCGCACAACGAACAGGTAGATAAGATTGTACAGCTTGACCGACTTTTCCACCCTAATAAGATACGGTGTGAGGCAAACGGTTTCCAGTCCATATTGTCCGGACTGGCAAAGGAAAGAGGGCTTAAGAATATAGAACCGTTCACGACAACGGAAGGAAACAAAAAGGACCTCTATACTGGATTGCCTTCTTTGTCTGCAATGTTTGAGAGAGGGCAGATAAAATGCCCTTATGCGATTGGGGAAACAAGGCAGGCGGTAGACTTGATGTTCGGTGAATTTTCTTCTATTACATTTAGAAGTGATAACGGGAAATTGGAGGCAGCAAGTGGTCACGATGATGTGGTAATGGCTAACTTCCTGGCAATCAATAGTTTACGAGAAGATGATAAAGAAGTACAAGTAAGTGTAGCTTTGATATAATGTTAATCTTATGTTAAAATGAGATACTCACTTGCGTATGTCATAACATAATCTTATCTTTGCAATGTGAGAAAGAGATAAACGAAGTCAAACAGATAAAAGATAAGAAAATGGAAAACGATATTAAGGTTCTCAAAGAGTTGTACAAGTTCATTTGTGTTAGTGAAGGTATCAAGGCAATTGCATTGAAGTTCTGTAAAGTTGGAAGGGGCGGTGCTTGTTGTTCTTATGTGGCTAACAAACCGAAATCAATCTCTATTGACTTGAATAGAATCAATGTCGGTTCTGCCTATGCTTTGTGCCACGAAGTAGCACACCAGATATGTATCGCTAATGAAGGCAATGCAACGCATAACGCAAAGTTTAAAAAGATGGAAAAGGAATTGGTTAAGAAGTATGCTAATTGCGCTATTGCAAGAAATTTGATTTGGTAACGAAGGGAGGACAAAGTTATGATTACTGATAGAAAGAAAGCCCCGGCATGTTTGAGATACAATGTCAACAATAATTCCGGTTCAATCAACAAGGAATTTGGTAAAGACCAGCAAGCAGCATATGATTTTGCAAGCCAAATGAATGAAACAGCAATAATTAGAGGATATATGTTCGTGAAACATAAAGGTGAATGGGTAAGAAATACGATTTTTTATAGACCATGTTTTTAAATAAAGAAGGAGGGTAATGTTATGAAAAAGGATTTGGTAAAGACGGCTTTAGGATATAGATGTTTTCTATCTATTGAGGAAATTGAAGTGACAGACCCTAAAGATAAGAAGGAATGTAAGATATTTGAAGAATTTAACGATTCTACAACTATTAAGAAAATAGCATTGAAGTATACCGACAACAAGCTGTTCCACGAGATAACAAACCGATTGATTGAACTTGATAAGGTGGATTTGACAGAAGAAGAACATGCAGAAAGACAGGCGTTAATTACATTGTCTCAATATTTTAGAGTTAAGTTTTGATTTAACCGATTAATAGCGTATATTTGTAACGTATATAACATTTTGTGATTATGGAGGATAAGATAATTAAGATTAAGGGACATGAATATAAGATGTCCTTCCCTACAGTAGGACAATATTACGAGATTGAAACGCAAAAGCAGTTTTTAGGTCGTGGATATTATAATACCTTGCTGGGAAACAGAACGCAGGCTGCGGCTGACGCTTTGGATATGATAGATATTGAAGCGACGCTTACAGTAATGTTGCCCGATTTGCTGGCAGATATGAAGGTAACTTCTTTCAAACAGCTTGGTATCAAGGACTACGTGGAGGTAAGGGATATTTACAATAAGGAGGTTTTGCCTTTTATTAAGGAAGTTGAAAAAATGATGAACCCCAACCGATAAGAGTATTCGAGCGAGAATCACTATAGTTTGAATGTTTAGTTATTCAGAGGAGTGTGGGGGTATAGTCTGTTATGGGTTATACCCCCACTTTTGATTGATTTTGTATGATGGAGCGAGATAAAAAGGAAGATTTCAGAACGTTTGTAGTCAGATGGAATAACAAGTTTCCGCTTGACAGATGGTATAGAAAGAAACATAACATTGCTTTCATGTCCGAGGAACACAAGAAATGTTCTTTTTTTCAACAACTTTTCGAGTTCGAGGAAGACCGGATGTTCAAGCAGGCTTTGGAGGACGAGGAAAAGAAAGTTGAATACGTTCCGAATATCGGTGAATGGATGAAAGATTCCTATGATGAAATGGTGGACCAGGAAACCGATACCAAGGAGATAACGCAAAGTCAGATTGAGGCTTTCCGTGAAGAAATGGCGCGGATGGCTGAATACGAGGAAAGCCAAAAAGATAAGGAATAATGGCAGAGGATAAGAGGATTAGGATTGCGGCCGATACCACACCGCTAAGACAGTTGAGAGAAGAAGCGGTTTCTTTGTACCGCGAGATAAACCAGACTTCCATGCAGAGCGCACAGGAAGCCGAGAAAAGCATTTCACAGCTACGGGAACAACTTGCATTGATGGAAGACCGTAACGAGCTTGAAAGACTGTTGCTGGACCTTAAAAGACAGTCTGCCGCCATTGATGCAACCACAATGCAAAAACCGTCTCCGATGCCGGAAAGACCGATAAGGAGACAGCCGCCTACAGAAGAACTTCCAAGACCGGAACAACCTACCATAGACCCCGAAACCGGGTCTATTACATGGGACGTATCGCCAAGAAGAAAAGAGGAACCCGTACAGCCGGAACCAAGACTGGAAACGGATGTAGAAGAACCGGAAGAAAAACCAGCACCAAGAAGAAGGAGAAGGAAAGTCCAGGAACCTATACCGGACGTTGAACCCATCATAGACGAGGAAACGGGTTCTATGACATGGGACGTATCGCCAAGAAGAAAAGAGGAACCCGTACAGCCGGAACCAAGACTGGAAACGGATGTAGAAGAACCGGAAGAAAAACCAGCACCAAGAAGAAGGAGAAGGAAAGTCCAGGAACCTATACCGGACGTTGAACCCATCATAGACGAGGAAACGGGTTCTATGACATGGGACTTGACACGGAAACCGCAAAGGGAAAGAGTTACCCCTATAGAAAGAGGTGTAGAAAGAGAAGAACCGACAACAAAGGAAACGCAGAAGGAAATATTAAGGGAAATAAACAGACACGTCGAAAATATAGATGAATCCGTTACGAACGTTGACAACTCTAAGAACTTCCAGGACAACAGTGAAAACAGAACGGACAACTCACGGCATACGGAGAATATAACCGAGAATGTTGTAAATATTGAAAAGAATACCCAGACAATAACGGAGAATACAACCGCTATAAGGGAAAAGGGGAATTTGGAGGTCGTTTCAGAACAACCGAACAGACCTCTATTAAGGGAAGACGATAGAATACAGAGAAGACCGGAAATAACGGATAACGGACAGACGGAAATCAAGTTTTCCGACGAGGGGATAATACGTGCTATTACAAGACTGGGAGTGGTAACGGATAATATAGGACGTGATGTCATTTCCGCTTTAAGAGGACTTGAAAAAGGAACGGGTGAGGAAAACCAAAGAACCAGTATTACCCGTTACCTGGAAACTATTGCAAATTCCGTATCTGTTATAGAAGACAGTGCAGAAAACATATTAGAAGAAATACAGAAAGCCGTTTCCGGTTCGGGTTTCGGAGGTGGAACGGGGACACCTGGCGGCATTGTACCACCTACCGGAAGTACAGGCGGAATAGGAGGAGGACTAAATATATTCGGAGGAGGATTAAAAGGAATATTGGGCGGTTTGGGGGCTTTGACGGCATTCAATACCGCCAAGAACGTATTGTCAGAAAGATATTTCCGGCAGCAGGAATTTGAAGCGCGTTCCCAATACCAAGGAACCGTGGAAACGGCCGCAAATTATACACGGTTACAAGCCGCTAACCAGGCAGACGCTTTTAGGTGGATTCCTCTAATTGGTGACACGATAGCAAAAAGCATAGAGTTGCCAGCACAGCTTGCAGCAGAAAAGATGATGGCAACTTTCGGGAAATACGCGGAAGGCGAAAGACGTGTTATCCCGTATGCACAGGTTATGGGTGTATCAGCCGGGGAAGCGTTCAGACAAGCCGGAAGGGAAGGAAGTTATGCAGCCGAATCACTTGGTATGGATTACGCTTCATACCTTGGAAGACGTGCCGAATTGATACGTGCAGGAGGAGGACGTTTTGTTGGTGGCAATGAATACGACCCGTATGCAGTAAGGGAAACGCAGTCTGTAATGGCGGCAGAAAGATTGTTCGGTCTGTCTCCTAATGCAGTCAACCGCTTGCAGGGCGCAATGAGGTTTGGAGACCAGGATTCCGGTACAGGGGCTTCTGCGATTATCAGAGAGTTCGAGCAGGCAATGAAAAATTTAGGCATTCCGTTCGAGCAGATAGCCTCTACAATGGAGGAAAGTTTAGATACTTTCATTACACAGTCGGACCAGATTCTTTCCAAACGTGGTGAGTTTGACGCAAAGGAGCTTGCAGCGATGTTTAGCGGAATACGCCAGGCAACCGGATTGCAGGGAAGACAACTTGAAAGGGTACAGCAAGCATTCACCGGACAAGGAATATCAAAAGATGAGGTGACGAATGCAATGCTTGTACGGTCTATCCAGGAAGTTATGCCGGACAAAACATCCTATTCGGAAATCCAGGAAGAACTGGAAAAGATACGTGCAGGAGCGGCAGACCCCGAAGTTATGGAAAACTTCTTGAATAGGGTTGTAGAACGTACCGGGGGAGGTTCTGAACAGTTACGTTTGGCAATGTCCGAAATATTCCCTAATTTGTCTTGGAATGACATCAATTCCACGATACAAAAGGATAGTGACCCATCTAAGCTTGTGAGCAATCTGTTTGACTTGTATAAACAAGCAAGCCAAAGGATTAGGGAAACTCCTACAGAAGCTTATGATAGGGACGCAGCACGAAGGACTGTAGGCACAGGGGAAACTATTTTGGCAAGTGATATGAACCGCCAGATGTCGGAAGGAGCCAATATTTTAGGGGAGATTAGAGATTTGGTGAGAGAAATAAACGACAGAGGTAAAAAGGTTGCTGATATGGAGTTGGAGGTTCCGAAAGAGAAGATAATTCAGCAATCTGCCACAGGAGGAAGCGGTTTAGTCAATATGAGTACAGTAAGCGGAGGAGTGGATGCCGGACGAGCTATTTCTCAATGGTTTAAACGCGCTTTAGACGAGTGGGCAAGAGAAAGAGTTAACGGTGTGTCGGAAGCAAATAAAGTGATACAGCAAGAACGATGAAAGTAAATATATTTAACATACAGAGTTATAAGTACAACGTAGAACCCCAAACGTTTATAGACGATTGGCAAAAAGGACTGGGACCAGATACACCGGAAGCAAAGAAACTGTCGGTTCCGGAATTTATGGACGTGGTAAACGAGATTTCCAAAATTTCAAACCTGGATGCTATCTGGGCCACATACGACGATTGGGAGAAAGAGAAGTACAAGAACGAGTATTCAAACAAGAATTTGCCATATATCAAGCCGAATACCCCTCTTTCTTTTCCTATAAAGGATTCTCCTTTGCTTATACAAAAAGCGTCAAAGAGCGACATGTTCATGAAGCAGCGCGATTTTTCGGCTTATTGGTCTGAAAATTTGACAAAGCTTCTACAGGATAAAGAAGGATATGTGGCGGATAATGTGGTTGCACTGGACGAGGAAATGTCAGTAAGGACAAAAGTACAGCCTATAAATATTAAGGTGTGGATATACTGCAAGGCTATAAACAAGGTTGTGGATGTAAGCCAGTTCGTCAATACATGTTCTACCGACAAGGGGTTCAAGAATGGCACGTTTTCGATTAACATAACACCCTTTAAGGACGCTAATATGTCGAATGTGTATGGTGCAGGGTATTATGATATATTCCCGGTTGTAACACCGAAAGGATACGACTATAAATCCTATCTTGAAAAGGTAGTACAGATAAACGATATAGTGTTTATCCGGTTTGAGCGGTTGAGACTGGAAGGAAGTTCGGACAGTGAAAATGCCAATGATTTGTTTGTACCGTTGAACAAGCTTGCCAATAACGGTCCGGACTATAATGTTTGGGATATGATAGGTTTTGTGGACAGTGTAATGGAAACCTATTCTTCGGAAGACAATTCAAAGAGTACCGTCATAAGCGGACGCGATATTGCAAAAATGTTTGTGGAGGACGGAAGTTATTTCATACCTTTGGAAAATGTCAATGATACTGTACAGAACTGGTTATTAAGAAAAACAGGTGGTGTATGGAATGGACGTAATGTGTTCGGTGGTGAGTATCAATTTGTATGGAATTTGGGGTACAAAACGATAAATGAATGTATTTGGTTTATTATTAATATAATGTCTTCTATCGGATTGTGTAGTGATGAAGTTTTTTCTTCATGGGGTGACAAGCGGATAACGGCATACAGTATTCCGGGACAGCAGGATTTGAAGGTGAGGGGGATATGGCAGATTGTTAAGCTGCAAGTGTCTGGGGATATAATGGAAAGGATTGTGACAGATACGGGGCTGGGGAACCCGAACGGAACACTGATGCAGTACATGGAACGCATTTGCCAATATCCGTTGACAGAATTTTTCTTTGACACCTATATAAACACGATTGATGTCATTGTAAGACAGCCACCGTTTACGGAGAAGGCAATAAAAGACGCTTTCAAGTCGGAAAACTATATTACGATAACACCGGATAATGTAATATCGTATAATTTGAGCTATGACCCACGGGTTTACACTTGGTTCCAGTTGCACGCACAGAATGCACAGGTAGGTGGACGTGACAAACCAGGATTGGCTTTTGTTCCTATTGTGTACCTGGAAGAATATGTGGAACGATGGGGTAACAGGAAAATGGATTTCGTGGACATGTACTGTATTCGCATGATACAGAACGGAGCGGAAAACCAGAAGATATTTTCTACTTACCAGGCAACAATGCTGAATGATTTGATTTATCTTGTCGAAAGCAACATGTATGTACCTTTTACCCGGTGCGGAACGATAGAAATAAACGGGGACAGACGCATAAAGGTGGGAACTTTCGTGCTGAACCAAAGTACGAACGAGTTTTTCTATGTGACGAATGTAACCAACACTATATCATTTAACCGTGACGGGGTGGACAGACGTACCGTTTTACAGGTGGAAAGAGGATTCTATGTACCTATACTTAAAGGAAATCTGATGGAAGCGGTAAAAAGAAACGACAATTCGGTTTCTGAAAAATCAGCGTCCGGATTTACACCCGATTATTTTAAGTTGGTGGATTTAAGCGGTTTGAGACAGAAGGCGAAGGAAGCGGAAAGTGGGCAGATAACATCCTATGACAACCCGATGGTTGACAAGCAGCAGTTTGATTATTTTTTGAACAGGAAATTTTTTTGGAGGACTTGATTAATGGCAGGAGGAGAACCAAGAATAAGCAGTAACAATTTGCCGCCTATAATGAAGGGGTATATAATGATACCTACGGATGTAGGTAGGGAAGCGTATATAGATACGGTATTCAGAACGAATATAGTTGCCGTGATGATGGAAGGCGGTATATTCCGTAATGATGCACGTATTACCAACGAGGCCATCAATAACATATGGTTTCCCGAAAAACCGGGTGAGAAGGGATGCCAGGTAATGATAGCGAGCAGCGATTTTCTTAACCAGCCTACAGTCATAGGCACCTTTATAGGGAATGATGAAGTTCCGGCATGGAGCGAGGATGTTATACGGATGAAAAAACAGGTGGAAGGAGTAACTATGTCTATGACGATAGACCCACGCAACCAGGAATGGAACATGAACCTTACTTCTATAGAGAAGCCCGTAAATTTCAACGTTACATTAGGAGGTAACGAAAAACATAAGATAAGATTGCAGAGTTCGGGGGAAGCCGAGATAGTGGCTTCCAAGAAGGCGAAGGTAACCGGATATAACGAAGTTATTGCGGAAGTTGTTAATGTGGTCGAGGACGTGAAAGAAAAGGATAAGGAGATAAGGCGTTTCACTATGAACATGGAAGAGGCTAATTTTACGTGGAAGACCCAGGACAAGACAACCGTAATAAAGGCCGACCCCAACACTGTAGACGTTAATTTCCACGACGGGAAAAGCCATATAACAATGGATGAAAGCGGTGTAGTGCTGGGCTATGACAATGATGCGGAAATGATTCAGTTAACGCAGAACCTAATAAAGCTTATGACCGGACAGAAAGTCAATATAAACAATGCGAAGGAACCTCTAACACTGGCGAACACTTTGATACAGCTATTGAATAATGTGGAGAACCAGATAATGACGCTAAAGAACGCATGGCAAACAGCGCTTGCAAGTTCGGCTGCGATGGATGGAGGTAAAGCCGGATTCGGTGCCGGGGTCGGTGCGGTAGCGGCAGTTAACCCATTGCAGTTTGATGGAATAAAAAGCACGGTAACTTTTTCGGATTGATAAGAATTTTGTATTTTTGAAGAAATAATTGATACAATGGCAAATGTCGCACAATCAGCAATACAAAAAGCAGGGTCTTTGATAGAGACGGCTGGAAGAGCTATATTAGCATCTCAATTTCCGAACGATTTTGAGGTGTATCTTTGTACGCTTGAACTGGCAGATTCAAAGAACAATACGATAGATTTTTTCACATTCCCTATTACCCCGAATGCGATAAGCAAGACGGAAGCAAAAAGGGAAAACATAAGGAATACGGCAGGGGGCGTTACGGTGTTGTCTTCTCCTACTTTTGTACCGCAGGATATAACGATAAGAGGAGATTTCGGACGTACTTTCAAGTTGTTGTTGTCGCTTGGCGGTGGTGCGTCAAGTTTGGCAGGAGCGGCCTATAGTCTGTCAGCCGGAAAATGGAGTTTAAGCGATGTTTCGGGGAAAAGTACGAATTCTTTAAAATCAGCTTCATTTGACCCATCTGTAAAAAATGGATATGGATGCACGAAGATATTGCAAGCTATCATATCAAAAAGTAACGGTGTGGATAAGGACGGCTTGCCATTCCGTCTTTACTTTTATAATATGGCTTTGGGTGAGAGTTATTTGGTAGTTGTGCCTCCTACAGGGTTGGTGTTGAATCAGAGTTTGCAGCGCAATATGATTTGGGAATATTCGCTTACAATGACAGCGATAGCGCCTTTGGAAGCTGTAGCAGGAGAACAGAAAGCAAAAACAGCACTCACTAAAATTTGTACGGCCGCAGCAATACAGAAAGGTGTGAACGATTTGGCGGCTTCTTTAGCAACGTTGTTATAAAAGGAGGATAAAGGATGGATGCAGTAATGGAAACGGCATACGCCAAATTCAAGAATATTACAGGGTACGACATAAAGAAGTTCTTCCAGGATTATGTTGATTTTTGTAATAATCATTACCCCTATATAGTGGACTATTACCAGGGAGGCGAGATAAACGCACAGTCATTTTACGAACTTGACAAGATGATTGCACAAATCAATATCGTAGAGCCTATGTTTCAACTCCATGAAAACAAGTTGGACGATATTTCTATGTGGGAAATATTAGACAATTTTTCGGAAGTGGAAACAAAGATATTGACAATAAAAAATTCTGACAGATGGTTAAGAAGTGCAACGCTTGGAAGACAGAACACCCTACAGCTTGACAAGCAGCTAAGGACAGGCGAGACGTTTGAGAATGTAGCGGAAGAAATTGCAATGACGGACCCGGAAGACGACTGGACCTCTATAACCACACCACAATACATTATAGAAGAGGACTATAAGGCAGGACAAGGAAGCAATACATTTGCAGTCAATCTTCGGAATGTCGGTGTGAATTATGTGGATAATGTGGTAGATACACTGGTAGGCGAGAACGTGTTGGGTAAAGACATAGATACGGAGTTTGAGTTTAAGAATGATGATTTGAAGGTGAAGAAATTCGGTACATCTATGGAGCAGGCATTAAAAATCATATTGGAGGCTTTGAAAGGCTGTATTCCGGAATTCAAGGACTACGGACTTCCATCTGATTTTGTAGGTCAGACAACAAATGCAATACAATACCCGGTAATATTTAAGGCCCTTATGAACATGTTCCAAAGAGATAACCGATGGGCGAGTGCAGAGCTTCTTGATTTGGTAAAAAAAGAAGACGCGGTGTTTATGAAGGTGAAGGCTACAACCGTGACGAGAGAAGATTTTGTTATTAATGTTCCTATTTAA